GACCTTGCTGTGGCCTTTGATAACGATAGAAAGTTAGAACTGCTTGATAAAGCAAAAAAATTAAAAAAAGAAGAAAAGAGGGTATTAAAAGAACGAGACGGGTGGGTAGGAAATAAAAATGATGTAGAAGGGGCGATTTAACACGGTGGATAGATTTGATTGATAAAAAAGATAAGAAGTTTGAAATAGTATTGGATCAAGGAAAAGAATTACTGGGTTTTTATCGTAACAACCCCTGCATAGCACTATATGATTTATTAGGGATAGATTTAGCACCCATACAAAGACTACTATTTAATGATATGTGGTTTAAAAATTATGTTATAGGCATTTGTTCCCGCGGTCTTGGAAAAAGTGTATCGTGTGACAGTTTAGTTTATTTTGAAGATGAGGGTTTAGTTTATTTAAATGAAAAATTACCTTCAGTACCACTATATTTATTAGATGGGGAAGATACAGTAGTAGATTATAATGAGTCTTTATATACTTCAAAAGGTTTTAGAGATACACAAAAGCTATGCTTGGAAAAAAATATAAAAGGTAAAAAATTAGTAACAGAAAATGGTTTTACCCACAAAGGCGGTAATCAACATCCTCTTCTTACAGTAGACAATAAAAATAATTTTATTTATAAAGCTGCGGATACTTTTAAAGTACGGGATACTGTATGTATTTTGTCCGGGCAAAAGATATTTAATAGTAATGTAATTGACAGTCAAGATGCCTATTTAATTGGTTTATTAACTAATGATAGTATGGTAACAGATAAACAAGGTAATACTTCTATAATAGTAAATGATAGTAAAATAATAGATTTTTGTAAAGAATACTGTGTAAAAAATAATATAACATATAAATTTTATTATAATAAAAAAATAGTAAGCACATTTGGTTTTGTATTTGAAGATTTTAATTGGTTTATTGAAAAATATAAAATAGAAAAATATGAATTAAAATGTATACCCTCCTCAATAAGGTCCTCCTCCCAAAAATCCCAAATAAATTTTTTTAAGGGTTATTATGATATAGGTAATGTATTAAAAAATAAAAATAGTATAATTTGTTGCTCCGAATCAAAACAATTAGCTATAGAAATACAACTAATGCTGTTAAATTTTGGGGTGATAGTAAAGATAAATGTAGAAGATGATTTGTATTTGATGGAAATACTTTCTAAGAGTATTGAAGTGTTTAATAGAGAGATACTTGGTGAAGTAATTGACACCCCTATTGATATGGGCACCGTCGATGGTGTGGTTATTAGTGATGACGTATTGGATACTACTGAAAATTATTGTTTTGATACTACTGAAAATGGCCATTTATTTGATACTACTATTGGTAATACTATTGGTGATACTACTAAAGAATATTATTTTGATACAATAAAAAGTGTAGAAGATTGGACTGGTGATTGCTATGATTTTATGATGGATATGGGGGAGGAACCTAATTATTTTGCTAATGGGTTTATTAATCATAATACGTTTTTGTTAGGTGCTCTTGCAGTTCTTTCATCACTACTATATCCTGGGTATAGAACAGGCCTAATTGGATCCGTTTTTAGACAAAGCTTTGTAGTGTCAAATACTTACGATACTTTTTGGACAAATGGTGGTTTGAAATCTACTGGTACAGAATTTTATAACTCAGTAAAAGAAGGTCAAACAAAAATCCAATCATTAGATACTCAGAATACTATTTTAAGTAAATGGACAAATCCTGAACGTGCGTGTAGGTATATTAAAACAAAAAAAGGTTTCGAGTTGGCAGGGACAGTAGATCACGGTATTTTAACTTTAGATGGAGGATTAAATTTAGTATTTAAAGATTTACAAGATATAACTGAAGAAGATAATATAGTTATAAAAAAAGGATTTAATTATTTTGGAAACAACAATACCCTTCCAACTTATGATGAATTTGAGGGTAATTGGAGAACCAAAGATTGTGAGATACCTACAGAATTGACACCAAATTTGTCATACTGGATTGGATTAATTATCGGAGACGGATGTGTAACAATTAGTAAGAATGATAATGGTAGACACCAAAATATTGATTTTGTAAATGAAGATCAAGATTTATTAGACTTTTTTGAAAATTATTTAAGAGAGTACTTTTTAGCAAATAAAGATGAGTATATATCAAGAAAAAATAGAAAAAATAATACCTGGGAAATAAAATACCCATGTAAAAAGTTGGTTGGTTATTTATTAAAATGCGGATTTACAAAAACTACGGCTTTAGATAAAAAAATTCCGTGTGTGGTAAAAAAATCATCTAAAGAATGTATAGTTGCTTTTATTTCAGCGCTATTTGACACGGACGGTTGTTGTTATATTCAAAGAAGTAGAAAATCTACACATTGTGAGGTGAGTTTAGCAACATCGTCCTTACAGTTAGCAAAAGAAGTTCAAGCAGTATTACTTAATTTAGGTATAGTATCTCATTTAGGAGTAAGTAAAAAAGCGGAAGAACGATATTTAATAGGTAGGACAGTAAAATCAAAATGTGCTGAAGCTTATAAAATAAGAATAACTAGTCAAGAATATTTAACAAAATTTAATAATATAGTAGGATTTAGATGTAGTAGAAAAAATACTAAGCTTACAGATTATCTAAATACACACTTTAATAAAGAATATAGTTTAGCACGCGCTATAGGATTACCACATGGTACTATAAAGAAGAATCACGGTAAATGTAAAGAATTTTTAGAACGTGGTTTGTATTTTGTAAAAATGACAGATTCCAAATATTTTTTTGCTGAGACTGTGGATGTAGAAGTTGAAAATGAAAATTGTTACTGGTCAAACGGGATGATATCTCACAACTCCAAAATGATTTTTTCTGAGGTAGAAAAAATATATGATCAGTCACCTTTAGTTAGGGAAGCCACTCAAAAGAAACCTATAAGAAGTACAGACTCATGTTATTTAAAATTTAAAGCAGTAGGTGGATATAATGGTTCTTTTATCGAGGCATTACCCTTAGGAGCAGATGGGGGTAAGATCCGTGGGTCACGATTTTATACTATATGTATTGATGAGTTAGCCCAGGTTCCTGCTAAAATAGTTGATATGGTTATTAGACCTTTTGCAGCTGCTACACTTGACCCTATGGAGAATGTTAGACAGAAGGAGCAAGAAGATAAGTTATTGAAATTAGGACTCGCGTCAAAAGAAGATTTTGAAGATAAAAAAGTTAACAAAATGATCATGGTAAGTTCTGGATTTTATAAGTTTAATCATATATGGAAACGTATGCAAGATCATTGGTATATGATGAGTAAAGAAGGGGACAATAGTAGATACTCAGTATGGCAGATACCTTATACAGAGTTACCGGCAGGCTTTTTAGATATGTCTAATATAGAAGAATCTAAACGCATAATGGCTACAGATGAATTTAAAATGGAATATGAAGCTGAAATGATATCCGATTCTGAGGGGTTTTTCAAAGCCTCTTTAATAGAATCGTGTTCAATAAATTCTGGTTTTACCGTCGAATTGATAGGTACTCCAAAAGCATCCTATATTTTAGGTGTTGATCCTAATCAAGCGGGCTCAGCAGGGTGCGGTGTTGTTATAGCAAGGTTAGGTGAGATAAATAGAGTTGTAAAATGTATCGATCTAGAGGTTGATACAACCCAAAAAATAGCAATGTGTGTACAAACTATTTGTTCGCAATTTAATATTGTAAGGGTACTGATTGATAAAGGTGGTGGAGGAAAAGCAGTATGTGATTTATTAGAGGAAGGTTATAATAATAAAGAACCTATAATAGATATAACAAACACAGATCATATAAGTATGAAAGGTAGACATATATTAGAAATGGTTGTGTTTGCACCGGCTTGGATCTCTGATGCTAATTTTACTGCTAAAGCATTATTAGAAAGTAATAGTATATCTTTTCCAGAACCACCTATGGGGTCAAGTAGAGATGAGCCCGCCGTGGTATATGAGGCTATTGAAAAGTTAAAAGCTCAGATGAGAAATATTATTGTTACACAAACAAGAAGTGGTGTTTTGCATTTTGATACCCCTAAAAAACACCAAAATAAAGATTTATATTCTGCTTTAATTTTGGTAGCATATGGTATTAGATCTGTATTAAAAGAACAAGAAGCAGATTTAGCACCGGTTTTACATAATAGTAGTGGGTTAGTGAGAAGTATGGATCCAGGAGCTTCTTGGCAACCAACACTCTCAGCGCCTGTTGGTATGGTATCAGAAATGGCAGTATTAACTAAAAAATTAAAATAACATTAAACTAACTATGTTAAAATAGAAGGTTAATTAATAATAATTTTTATGCACAAAATAAAATATGTTTATGTATGGAGACAATTAATGTTGAGTGCTTTTAATAAATCATTTTGGGATTTATGGGTACAAAAAATATTTAGAAATATAGCTTCTGTAAAATACCAATGGATGATATTAATATATTTACCTGTTATATGGGGTATGTTTCATTTAGTACCTGGAACTACAAAACCATGGATAAGTGATACTATAGGTTTAGCGTTTTTAGGTGGTGGTTTTATTACACTGGCAACTTGCAGAATAATTGCTAAAACTAAGTTAATTGAAGACGGTACACAATTGGATGAGTAGCTCATGAAATTTAATAGCGTTATTATTCAAGATTTGTATCCAGTATTTAAAATGGTAATTTTGTTAATTATTGTAGTTAAACTTATAGGTTTTTTAGAAAACAACAATAAAGATATTTTTCTTTCCGCGCCAAAAGAAACCACATATTATAAAGTATCTGATTCAATAGAACATGTAAGATTAGTTGAAAATAATAAAACCCTTAAACAATTAATTAAAAGTTTAAAAAGTAATAGTAAAGCAATAGAACAAATAAAAAAATCAAATCAAATAATATCTGAAATAGGCATAGTAAATACAACATTAAATTCAAAAATTCAAGAATTAGAAAATAGTATTTATACAGACATTGATAAAACTAAATCATTTGACGTAGTAACTTTATTTAGAGAAGACTCTGAAGGCAAAGAATACCCAATAGGAAATGTATATTATAATTTCGGGCTAAAAGAAGATATTAGTAGATGGACATCACAATTATTTAAATTGGATTTACATACAAATATAATAATGTCAGAAAGAGAAGATGGAACATATGACAAAGTTATAGAGTCATACATAGAAAGTAATTTTATAAAAGAATATGCTAACATCAAACACCCAATCAATATAAAAAAAATAACCTGGGAAAAAAGAAAAATAAAAACTAAAAAATTTAGATGGAGCCCTAATTTAAACCTTGGTTTAACAGCACAAACAGGGATAGTATCCCCAGTTATAGGAATTAGTTTATTTTCTTATGGTAGAACAAAAGTAGATAATGATTTATTATTTTTAAATGTATATGGTGGTGGAGAAACTTCTTCAGCAATAGTAGGAGTATCACTAGTACAATATAATATAGGAGATTACTTACCTTTAATTAATAATACGTTTGTTGGCCCAAGTGTAGGGCTGAGTAATGATGGTGTTGTTTATGGAATAAATTTAGCAGTACCGTTTTAGACGGTGAGAGTTGTTACTGTTTGGTTGCTACTATAATTTGTTACTACTTGATTACTACTATGGTAATTTATTATGATAAATTAAAGATTAACAGGAGATAATTAATGGATTATAGAAATTTAAGAAAAAGTAAGTTTTACACAAGTGTTATGGTTGGAGGAGAAGGGTATAATCCTACTATTACTATTTACTATGGTTCTGATGATAATGAGGTTAGAATTGAAGAAGTATGGCGAGGAGAAACCTGGGCACAGACTATTTCTGGAACTGGATATGCTCAACAGTGGCCTAATTATAGTTATACAGAAACATTTAATTCATGGGAAAAAATTTAATAGCTATATCAATGCCAGCATTAAACTGACTATTATATAGTAATAACAAATTCTCCCATCATGCTTAAAACGTAATAAAATTGGAGTAGTTAATGAACATTGAGAAATTAGAACAAATAACATCAGACTTAAAAGAAAGATACCCAGAAGTTGGGATAGAGTCTATTTCTGTTGATGAGAATAATGGAAAATCAACATTTATGTTGAAGCCCACACAGAAGTCATTGGCATTTCTAGATAACCCAGTTGTAGGCAGCGTAGTTCCAAAAGTATTTAAAGAAAGGGCTTCTGTAATAGATAGAACTGCTTTGTCACAGAGTTATTTGGATTTATCAGCAGGAAAAAATGTCTATGAAGATACACATCAAAATATAATAAAAAAAGCATCAAAATATTATTATACTGAACCCTTGGTTGGATCAGCTATAAATTTGTTAGCTTCATTAGCCAGTAAAGGTTTTGAAAATGATATAGATGATGAAAATATAAAAAAGTTTTATGATGCGTGGACATACGATGTTGGTTTTGCAGAACTTTTAGAATGGGTATTTTTAGACTTTTTTAAGGTAGGAAATGTGTTTACTTTTAAAGTAGTATCAAAATATGAGCCAAAAGTATCTTATATGAATGCCACTGAAAAGAAGGAAGTTGCCCGTATAAAAGAGTTATCAAGAAAGCAAGATAGAGAGTATGAAGAAGAAGTAAAATCTTTAGTTGCTTCAAAAAGGTATAAAACTTTAAAAGCGGCCAAGAAAAATACATGGTCAAAAAATTATTTACCTGTTGCTTACACAGTATTAAACCCAGAGTTGGTATCTGTTGATGGTAGTTTGTTGTTTGATAAGAAATCATACTCTATGGAGATACCTAAAGAATTAAAAGATTTGATTGAGAAATCAGCAGGTGACTTAACTGAAGATGAGAAAATTATTTTAAAGGCGTTACCTTCTGAATTAAAAGCAGCAGTTAAAGAGTCTAAACCATATGTTTTAGATTCAAAATTGGTTGGTAATATATCGTATAGGAAACAACCATATGAGCGATATGCAAAACCTAGAACTGGACGCATTTTTGAAGCTATTGAATATCAAAAATCTTTAAGAGAAGCAGATTTGAGTACCTTAGATGGTATAACCAATTACATACTAAAAATAACGATTGGGAATGATGATTACCCTGTAGTTTCTCAGCAAGAATTGGAAGCAGTCGCCAGCATATTCAATACTCCCTCAAAAAGTTTTTCTGTAGTTTGGAATCACACATTGAAAGTTGAAAAAATTATTTCTCCAGAAATAGAAAGTATTTTAGGAGAGGATAAATATAAACAGGTAAATAACGAAATAACAGCAGGATTGTCAGTTCCAAGGGCAATAATTGACGGGGTTGGGGAGGTATCCACATCAGAAATGGAGATGCTTCTTAAGGGCTTAAGTGAGGAAGTTTCTTATGCTAGAAGACAAGTAACTCGTTGGATATATCGTGAATATGCTCAAATTGCTGAAGCATTAAATTTTAAAAAATATCCAAAAATAAGATGGGACGATAGTATTCTAAAGGATTCTATATTGTTTATGACAGTACTTGCACAATTTCTTGATCGTAGAGCGTTAAGTTATAAGACGACTTTAGAAGCACTTGGTTTTGATTACACAAACGAATTAAAAAACATGGAGGAGGAATTACCGATGGTTCAAGAGGGAACTTTTGGATTATTTGGATCCCCATTTCAAAACTCGAAACAACCAAATCAAGAAGCTCCTGTAGGAACACCGAGTTCCGGAAGACCTCCAGGAACAACAACACAGAAAGTTAAAGATACTAATACTACGACTAAAACAAAAGCCCCTAAACCCAAAAAAGCTAATAGTGTAAAAGACATGTCAGATGTTGAATATGCTATGTTTTTAAAAGGAGTTAGTGAAGTTCTTACAGAAGAACAGTATATTAAGTTTGTTGAGGGACTGGGTAGATAAAATATGAGTAAAAGATTAACATATGAGTTTGTTAAAAAAGGTTTTGAGAAAGAGGGTTATACCTTATTGAGTACGGAGTATATAAATAATTCACAAAAATTAGAATATATTTGTCCATGTGGAACCAAACACAGTGTTACATGGGGATGTTGGGGAAGTGGGGACAGATGCCCTTGTTGTTCTGGAAAATTTAAAAAAACTATTGGATTTATTAAATTAGAGTTTGAAAAAGAAGGTTATACCTTGTTGACTAAAGAGTATATAAACAATAAACAAAAACTTGATTACCTTTGTCCAAATGGAAAAATTGGTTGTATTAGATGGAATGATTGGCAACAGGGTCACAGATGTATTTGTAATTTATGTGATTTAAGGATAAAAGTTACTATAGAACAACTTAAGGGTATATTTTTTTCAGAGGGGTATATTCTTTTAAGCACTGAGTATATAAATGCTGAAACTAAATTGCGGTATATTTGTCCAAACGGTAATATACATGCTACAGATTGGCATGCATGGCAATTAGGTACAAGATGTTTTTGTATAGAGTGTAAAAAAAGGCACCCGCGTTGGAAAGGCGGTATCTCAAAAGAACCTTATTGTCAAGACTGGGGGAAAGATCTGAAAGGGTTTGTTAAAGAACGGGATGGTCATAGATGTTTAAACCCCGATTGTTGGGATAAAGATAAAACATTGTCTGTTCACCACATAGATTATAACAAAAAATCCTGCGTACCAGAAAATCTTATCACGGTTTGTAGATCCTGCAATTCTAGAGCAAATACAGATCGAGAATGGCACAAGGCTTGGTACAAAGCAATTTTAAATAAAAGATACAGTTATTTTTATAATGAAGGTAATTAAAATGTTATATACTTATAACGCAATAATAAAACGCATAATAGACGGGGACACCATAGAAGCAGAACTTGATTTAGGGTTTAAATTGAAATTCACCAGTAAATTTAGAATTAAAGATTTAGACACCCCAGAAGTTTATAGGCCAAAAAGTGAAGCAGAAAAATTACATGGTAAAAAGGCTTCTGAATTTGCTAAAGAATTGTTGTTAAATAAGCAAGTTACAATAATTACAGAACCAGTACCTGGTATATATGGCCGTTATTTAGCTTCTATTGTTCTACCTAATGGAAACTGGTTTGCTGATGTTATGATAGAGAATGGGTTTCAAAAGAAAGAAAAATATTAAAAATATTGGAGGTTACAGAGTGGATAATAATAAGTTGCAGATGTATTTAGAGGCTAATATTGATATAGAAGAGCCTACAAAGGAACGTAAGGAAATGGCATCCGCATGTATTGATTTACCAACAGGTAAAGATAAACAGGCAGACCTTCTTTATTTTTCAGCAGTATTTGTTTCTAGCGGCGCTAATTTAAACCATGCTTACTTTTTACCGTCAGAGTTGGTAGCCGCTGAAGAAACGGTTCAAATGAAGGGTGTTGATATGGAACATGTCGAAGACAACATAGTGGGGCACATTTATGATAAAGCATTCGTAGATGAAAATCACAACCCTTTGCAATTAGAGGAGTTATCAAAACTTGAAACAGCTGTATTAGATGAAAAAGAAATCCATATATTAATAGCAGGCGTTGTATATAAACACAGGTTTCCTGAAATTGCTGACGAGGTAGATAAAAATTTATGGAAAGTATCTATGGAGTGTTTTTATCAATCCTATGATATTAAAATAGGTAATACAATAATAAGTAAACCGGAGGCAGAGCTTTTGGGTTTAGCATGCAAAGATAGTGTGTTTGGTAAAACTGCTAAAATTATAAAAGAGGGTAACGAAGTCGCAAATGGAGTAATAGATAGAGTATTGAGGGGTGTTCATTTTGCCGGCGTTGGATTTGTTAAAAACCCTGCTAACCCACCATCTGTAGTATTAGAAACAGCTATTGATGATGTTACAGTTATAGATGAAAATAATTGTATTATTATGATAAATGAGGATTTAGAATCCGCGCAAAAAGATAATAATAATGTAACCTCAAATAGAATAGAAACAAGTAACAACGAAGATGTTGTTATTGAAGATAAAACGGTTGTTGATAAAGATAAATTAGAAGATTCTGATTTAGAATATAAGGATACTGTTGGTATATGTGTAAACTACAAAAAACGAGTAACAGACAAAAAAGGTAGCATTATACACAAGAATTGGTGTACCGCGTACAAACAAGAATGCACGTCCTTTTCGAGAGATACCACCGACCCTGATTGTTTGAGAAATCAAATAAAAGCAACAGCTAAGACAGTAATTTCTAATATAATGTCTTGTAATTATAATGATAAATCAAAAGAAATGCTGTTAAATGAATTAAAAGCTGCTTTACACGAGGCAGTAAAAACTTTATCGTAAAGGAGATCAATTATGCCACAATTAGGAAATGCACAGACTGGATTATTGAAAAGTACGCCCAAGATTACACGTATTAATGGTGATGATAACTTAAAAGTTGTTTACCGTAACTTAGGTAACAACCATGCCTACCCATTCATATTTGGATTTACTACGTTAGCAGCATCTGGAACAGAAACTGTTTTAGCTAGTGGAATAAAGTTTCACGGTTATGAGTTAGCATCTGATGCTAACGTACAACTTACAGTTACAAGCGGTACCCAAGATGGTTATGTGTATATAGAAAGAGATAGGGGTAACAATAAGTTAATAATAAAGTCAACATGCTCCGCTGATGTAGAAGTTGATGTAAAGTTTATGCTGGGAGCAGATCCAGTTATATCCAGTATTAATTGTACATCTAATTATACATATATGCCTGCATTACCGTAAAATTATAAACTGCTTTAACGCAGTATATTAATTTTATAGCATGTATATTTAGTAGTAATCAATGAAAAAGGACTGGGAAATATTCGGGTTATAAATTTTTATAGTAGTATAAATTAATGGATACAAGGAGGAAAAATTTTTATGGACAAAGACGCTTTAAAAAAAGATGTCGAGATGATAGTATCAACTATATTTTCTGAAAAAGAAGATATTGATAAGAAACGTCTCACAGAGGAAGCCCTTAAAGGCTCTGCTAAAGTTGTGAAAGAGTTAACGGCTTCTGTAACAAAAAAAGAAGAGATTATAACTGATCTTGAATCTAAAATTTCTGAAGCAGAAATAACAATAGCTAAACAAGTAAAAGATGTGGGTGCTGAAAAAGCAAAAGTGGAAGAAGTTACGAAGCAGCTTGAGGACACCATTACTAAGTTAGGTGATTCAGAAAGTAAAATGGTAGCTATGGAAAAAGATATGACTGCTGAAGTTCGTATTTCAGATCTTATAGATAGTAAGGTTGTAAGCACCGATGAGAGTGCCCAGCGTGTAAAAGTTAGAGAAATGTCAGATGAGGAGTTTGCCGGCTATAAAAAAGAATTAGTAGAGTTAAGAAAATCTATTGAAACTGAATTAGCTAATGTAGTTGTGCCTGATGGTGATGCCCCGTCTGTTAAACCAGATGTTGTTACACCAGATATGGATATTAATGTTGATAATTCTGAACAAGCAGCTTTTAATTTGGAGGTAACTCCAGAGGACATAGTTTCCGATTATACAGATCTTGGAAAATCTATGGCTGCAGCTTGGGCAGAATCTAAATCATAGAGGGAGGAATAATACATGTTTATACCTAGACATCCTGTTATTGAGAATCAGTTTTGTAAATACGCAACCCAATCTGGTACCGGTTCTGCCGGTGTTGGTGGGGTTATAGCTTATGCTGGTTCAGTTTTATATTTAAAGAAAGGTGCGAATAATGAAGAATCCGAAGTACTCCGATATAATTTGCAGAGTGAGTATGCTTCTTCGGAGGTTACCGAAAAAATACCTTTTGGTTTTTCTATGCAGAAAGTTAAAACCGGGTACCATCAGGTACACCCTACAGGTTTTATGCTTCCAGGCGATCTTGGAAGTAGCGACGTAATAGCACAGGCTTTGTATAATGCCAGTGGCGCTATTATTGGAACTAAAGAGGTTCCGGTTGGTGTAGCCCATAATGGTATTTGGGACACCTGCCATTATACTGTAGAATCAGGAGCTAAAATGTCCCCTGGGGATGTGTTGTACGCTGTAGCAAACGGAGAAGGTAGGGTTACCAATTCAGGCAATACCTCAACTGATGACATTGATACAGGTGAGCGTTTGAATACAGTTGTAGTTGCTAAGGTTATGAAAGGGGTTAGTGCTGGTAAAGCCGAAGCTAATGTGGCTAATACAGTATTATATCCAATAAGAATTAAATTAATGATATAGTAATATTAAAAAATAGGATGAAAACAATTAATTTTGTATCCTAAATTAATTAAAGGAGGAGTTGTAATATGGACGTTAAAAAAATGAAAGAGCTTTTTAAAGCTACAGCAGATGCACATACCCCTGAAGGTTTAGCGGCGTATCAGGCGTTTGCTTCAGCACTTACAATTCCAATTTTACAGAAAATTGAACTGGAATCAATCATGCGACAGCTATTCACAGTTGAGAAACTTGAACCGGGTGCACAAGCAATTTACCCTATAGCAGAAGACATGGAAATTCCAGTTTGGGTTTTACCTGGGCTTGGTTATATAGCTCAGAACTTTATCGAGGGTATTGGTGAGGATGTAGTTGTTCCCACTTTTGCTATTGATACTTCTGGGAATTGGAAAGTTACCTACGCGAGGGATTCGCGTTTAGATATACCACAACGATCTGCTGCGGCTGCAGCTAAAGCTTTGGCAAATTATGAAGAGGATTGCGGATGGAGAGTTATTATGCCTGCTGCTACATCTTCATTTTCAGGGAAGGGGCTCCTTGGGTCAAGACCAGCTCCGATTTATGAGATTAATCCAACATCTACTGGTGCTGGATATCTGTCAAAGGAACTCATAAATAAGATGATTGTAGGATTTAAAAGGATTGGTCGAACCTTGACTGATTTATACTTGGCACCCGAAGATGCCGCTGACATTCGTGAATGGACTGATACAGATATTGATCCAATTACACGGCGTGAAATCTTTCAAGCGTCAGGTATGGGAAAAATTTGGAATGTTGCACTTCATGAGGTACAACATTTGGGGGCTGTAGGACTTTATAATATCAACAGTAATGATTCCGAATATGGAAAATTTACAGTTGAAGCGAGTGGAAATTATAATAGTTATACACCTGATAACCCTAATAAAACAGCTGCCGACGGCACAATTTCTACGTTAGGTGAAACTCAAATACTTGGGTTTGATTTGACAACCAATGATTCATTAGTAATGCCAATACGTAAAGAATTTGCTGCTATTGACGATCCAACGTTGCTTAGACGACAACAGCAAGGCTTTTTTGGATGGGCTGAGTTAGGATTTGCTTGTTTAGATCCAAGAATGTTAGGAATGGGGATCATCGATAGATCACTATAGAAATATTATGAAGTTTATGTAATCATATAAAATAATAAGCTGTTTCTTGCTTTATGTGGGGAGCAGCTTTTTATTTTTAAATGGATAATTATGAAAATAGAATATAGGAATTGTACAAATTTATGAAAATTTGTTGGGGTAGTTTGGAAGGAGTTTATTTAACTCGTAATGGGTTTTTAAGAAAGGGGAGCACTACTTATACAGAAAGATTAGAATGTAAAAGGTGTGGAGAACCTTATTTAACTGTTCGTAATAGAGAGAGTGACTACTGTGGAATTTCATGTTTAAAAAAGTCTACGGTGGTATCAAATGAAACAAAGAAGAAAATAAGTAAGGCTATAAGGGGTGAAAAACATCCTTGGTTCGGTAAAAAACATACTAAAGAGTCTAAAGAAAAAATGTCTAAATCTAGTATAGGGAAAAAGCATACTAATGAGTCTAAATTAAAAATGTCTAAATCTCGGTCGGGCGAAAAGAATCACTTTTATGGTAAACACCATACCGAAGAAACTAAATTAAAAATTAGTAAAAATCATATTGGCATACATATTGGGGATAAAAATCCTTCTTATAAGGGCGGGGTGTGTAAATTAAATATTCCTTTATATGATACGTATGCAAAACAGATTGATTGGTGTGAAGAAACAAGATGGGTATTACAAGATGGTTTAAAAGTTTTACAAGTAAGATGTACAAACAGTCAATGTAGAAAATGGTATACTCCAACTACAATAAGTATTGTTAATAGAATTCAAGTATTAAAAGGTAATTACTCTGGTAGCAACAGGTTTTATTGTTCTGGAGAATGTAAGAATTCATGTTTAATTTATAATAGATCAATTAATAATATAGATGTTAATTATACAAAATATGACTTACAAATTTGGCGTAAAGAAGTATTAAATAGAGAGAATTATATCTGTGAGTATTGTGGTGGTATAGCTAATACAGCACATCATATTTTACCAAAGAAAACACATCGATATTATGCGATAGATCCAGATAATGGTATAGCTTGTTGTAAATTGTGTCATAATAAAATAGCTCATAAAGATAGAGAATGTAGTTATTTTTATTTGGCTTCTAAAATTTGTTAATAATAAATAAAAATTATGTATAAAGAGAAAGAATGTCAAATGAAGGGCTGCAAAAATATTTTTATTCCCACTTCTGGGAGTCAAAAATATTGTTCAGAATGTAAAGAAAAAGCTAAAAGAGATAGAGAAAGAATACAGTGGAGGAAACAAAGCAGAAAAAGGAATAATAGTAAAGAATATCAGAGAGAATGTTTAGCGTGCGGCAAAGAGTTTTTTACCTTTTATAGTAAAAAAGTTTATTGTGGTTCTAATAGTTGTAAAATTGAAAGAGTTAAAAGAAAAAATAAGATGGTCCATGAAAGAAGATCAAGAGAGGAATTGACTGAAAAAGGTCGAAAATATTATAAAAATAACAGAGAAAAGTGTTTGTTAAAACATGCAAGTGATTATAGAGATAAGTACCCAGATGCAAAGAAATATGTAAGTGGAAAAATTAATAAGCATACAATAGAATTTGTTAGAGGGTATGTTAAAAATTATGATTATGAGTTACTTTCTACAACTTATGTTAATAATAGATCTAAAATAAAACTTAAATGCCCAATGGGTCATTATTGGGAAACTAGTTTTCATAATTTTAAAGATGGAGCTGCAAGATGTTTTACTTGTTATATTATGAATAATTACACATCAAAATTTGAATTAGAAGTTAAAAAGTTCGTTAAAAGTATTTATAATGGTAGGGTTGTTTATAACGATAGAACCATAATATTTAATAATAATACTAATAAATTTTTAGAATTGGATTTATATTTTCCAGAATTAAACAAAGCTATAGAATGCGATGGTGTATATTGGCATAGTAGAAAAGAAACAATGCAAAGAGATAAAATAAAAACTAAATTATGTAATAAAAACTCCATTAACTTATTAAGAATAACAGACAAAGAATGGCCATCCAAAAGGTGTGCACAGAAAATAAATAATTTCTTATCGAAGTAGTATTAATTATTTTCCAAAAGCAGTACCAATTATTTTCTAAAAGTAGCGTTTCTCTTCAAAGTAGTAATTAATTTTTATTCTAAAGTTTAAACTAACTATATTATAGTAGTTATATTAAACTAAACAATTAAATTAAGGTTACACCTATGTATTATTTTATTTTTAAGATTCTTGTTATCATAGTAAGTATAGAGGCATTGACTGAGTTGGTAGTAAAATCAGAATTTTTTAGTACATTAAGAAATTTATTTTCGGGCGAAAAAAATAAATTATTTAAGTTTATATACAATATATTACAATGCCCTTATTGTTTTTCTGTATGGGCAGCTATAATTATTATTAGTATGTCATATAATGATTATAGTATATTTATTTTGTATATATTATCAGCACACAGATTATCAAATGTATTACATAGTATTTTTGATAAACTGTTTTATTAAGGACATTTTAGAATTTTGGAAAAGGTAAAAATATTAAAAAAGAAAAGGAGAAGAAAATTATGGAAGGTTATGTAATAAATAAATCAAATTCATGGGCACATATAATGAAACGATCGGTACAACCAGGAAAGAAAATTTTATTAAATGAATTATACTTGCAGTATGGTAAGAAATATCATTTAAAAGAAGGCAGAGAGTTTGTAAATTGGATACAAGATATAAAGTTAAGAGGTGACGATAGGTGGGGAATTATTTTTGAAGAGAAGGTTGTAAACGCAGAAGAAGTAATTATAACCCCACCAGTAGAACAAAAATCTTTACAGGGCAATTTTGATATACCAGTATCAAAACCAGCGAAGTCGAAGAAGGATATAACCATTGAAGATGTAGTTGGTTGGTCAGTAAGAAAGGCTAGAGAGAAGATGGAAGGTATTAAAGATGTTAAACTCTTAACTTATGCTTTAAAGGAGGCTAGTCAACGTCCGCAAAAAGAAGTATTGTGTAGAATGTTAAAAAAACAGATACAGGAATTAGGTGTAAGATAATTGTTAATGTAATCTTAATTTAGTAGTAATAGTAATTTAAAATTTGGTTTAAAAGGAGAATATTTTATGCGAAGTTTAATTAGACAATTAGAGCAAATTAGAAGGTCTGCTATTTATGATGACATAGTGGCCGATGTTAATACATCGGCTGTAGCAGAACCAACTATTTCTGGGTCCTTGGAGGAGGATTTAAATAATTTGCGTACATTAGTAAAAGATGTAAAGGGCTCAACAAACTGGTATGATATTACAGGTACTTATTTTGATCCTACAAGTACAGATGTTTCTGATACACCCACTAAAAATTTAAATTTAGATAATATTAGTGGTAACACATTAGATTCAGCAACTATTATATTAGCCGTAACTGATAATAATTCTGGTGTTGGGTATACTGTAAGTGGAACATCTACTGGCGTTTTGATGGGTTTATCTACATCCTATGCTACTGCTACTGATAGACGTGGACTTCCTATTTTTAGTAGTACAGGTAGTTATCAGGATGAGGGTAAGGGCGATACTATTTGTAGAATTGATGTTGTAAATAATGATACTGATGCATCAATTTATAATAATAATGGTGATTTGATATACGCTAAATTTCATGATGGTGCAGATTCTGGTGGAACAGGTACTGGTACTGATGTTTATGCTCGTTTTTATGCTAACAATACTGTATGTGATCTTTCAACAGTTTCTGGTGTAGATGCTACTAATATTTCTTTTGTGTATCCCCATAGAAAAGTTATGGCAGAAATGGAAGAGTATGAATGGCTTAGAACAGACTTTATATCTTCTTGGGAAGGTGATATAGAACTTATAGAAGATATTAGTAATTTGTGGGCATTTACAGGAGCAAGTAATGACGATGATAACCCTCAATCTTGGAATAATGTATCAGCAAGTTATATTTTTTCTGATGCAGGGGCTTCTGGACCATCCTCATTAAAGTCTGCTTTGGACTATTTAAATGATGGTATTGGTGATAGGTTATATTCAGAAGGAAATTATATAACAAGTGGTGAAAGTATTGCTGATTCTTTAGATAAGTTAGATCAAGAAATGGCTGATTTAACTGCTCAATCTGGAGATAAATATGTAGAAGAGGTTTCTGCATTGATTAATAAAAATGTAGCGTATACTTTACCTGGTTCTATTTCATATACACCTGATGGAACAGCTGGAAGAGAAGGTAGTAATTTAGATATTTATGTAGGTGGTCAGTTACTTGCCGCAAGTACGGGTGTAAATGGGGCTAATTCTGATAGAGATTATAATGAAACAAGTGCAACTACAGTTACATTTATGTTTAATATTCAATCTGGAAGAAATGTAACTTATGTAGTAAGACAATAAAATAATTAATTAATCAATTATAACTTTGGTGGTAATTTATTACCACCAAAATTATTAAGGAGGAAAAGGTATGGCTATAGACGCAACTAATAATGCATTACGTAGTATTATAGATAAGGCTGATGATAAAGAAATTTTAAGTAAATCGGAAATTGGATTTATAATACAATTAGTAGGAAAATTTCGAGCTGATATAGAAAAAAAAGTAAAACTTAGTCAAATTATTCAAGGTGAAATAAGTCAATTAAAAGCCAATGAAAAAATAATAATAGATTTAATATCTAATATTATAGCGGCCACTGAAAGAGATGAAGCACGACAAAAAACAATGGAGGCCATAAGGTCTGAAAATAGTGAAGATGAAGTAAATGATGTTAATTAAGTAAAGGTAAAGGTGATGGGGTAAATTTTGATTATATTAAGAAAAATACAAACTAAAACTAATATAGTAATAGGTCAATCTCTTACCCCCAACCCTAATGGGATTATTAATACATTCCAAACACCGCATAATTTTAAATCAAACAGTATAGTAATAACTTGGAATGGTCAATCTTTATATTCTCCAGATGATTTTATAATTTTAAATAGTAATACAGTGCAATTTATTTGTGATAATATATATTTACCTAAATATTCAGATGTTATGAGAGCTACCTATGAGAGGGCGTAGATGAGAAGTGTTATTCGAGAAGAACAAATATTGGATTCAGATTTTGTATCTCCTGAAGAACATGGAGGGTTACATGATAGGGATTCGTATTCCGAATTAAATCGTTTAAATGGCAAAGTCTATAGAATAGATGAATGGAGAGATATAACAAAAATATTTAAAATTAGTAGCACAGTATTTATACGTTCGGGAAAACATATTTCACAAACAATAAAAAGTATATACGATTATGATACAGGAACTTCTATCATAGTTACTGTAACAGGTACGATTAATAGATTTAATAATAAAGCGGTTAATATAGAGTACAATAGAGATTTTGATACAGGGGGTATTTAATGTGTTTAGAGTCATAGAGGGTGATGTTACTTTAACAGATTCATTAGGAGAGCCCTTAGTAACCATAAGTGGTTCAGAAGGTCCAATTCTTAAAGTAAGCGGTGATTTTGAATCTGAAACAACTATAACTGGTACTATACAGGTAGAAGAACAAAATTTGGATAGTGAGGGTTATATACGTAATTCTTCTCATAATATGGGACAGCATAATAGCAACTGGATGCCTTTTGCTTTAGACTCACAAGGAAGATTAAGGATAGCAAGTGAAGCTGGCCCCCACACATTAAGTGGTACAGATCATATAGGAATACTATCAAATTCTCAGATACCAAATTATATTACCAGGGACAATGAGTTAAGTACCGTTTCTGGTATTTTAGATAATAAGATTCAAGCCAAACCTGATACTTTTTTAGAATTAGATGACACCTTTAACTCTTATAGTACCAATGCAGAAAAATTAGTGTTCGTTAATAGTTCTGAAACTGGTGTTGTGTGTAGTGGGGTAATAGATGGTGGTTATTTTTAATTAATAAAGGAGATTTTTAAATATGGCAGTTACAATTAGATTAAGACGCGGAACAAAAGTACAATTAGACTCCTTAATGGGTGGAGCAACCCCTATGGTTAGTGGGGAGATCGGATTTACAACAGATACCGAAGAGGTTTTTGTTTCGGATGGATCAAATGCCCATTTAGTTGGTAGGGTAATAGTAGATACATTTATTAATAGACCAAGTGCTGGCGTTTCGGGCAGACTTTTTCATGCCTCGGATACTGATGCAACCTATGTTGATGATGGTTCTTTTTGGGTAGATGTGTCAGGAGGTATTTCAGATCTTGATGATGTTCCCGACGGTTCGGTGTATGGTAGAGTAAGACAAACAGAACTTACAGATGGAAGAGTTAACCGTTTAGTTACAACAACTAGCGGTGTATATGTTACTGGGCAAGAAATTAGAACTCATATAAATGATGTTACTTTGCATAGAGTAATTAACGACGTTAGTACTACAGCCACTGATTTATGGTCCGCACAGAAGATAGGTAATGAAATTGACAACGCAATAGCAGGGTTAGATTTTCAAAGAGATATTTTAAATAAACAAGTAGATGCCACATTAGATCCTGGTGGGTCACCAACGACTGGTGATAGATACATTTTAACTAATGTAAGTAGTCTTAATGTTAATTTTGGCACTATAACCGGAGTTAGTAATAATGATATTGTAGAATACACAGGCAGTATTTTTGAAGTGGTATATGGCGTTTCTGTTGTAGGCGAAGGTGCTTTAACATGGAATATGTATGCAAATTATTATGAGCGATGGGATGGGACTACTTGGTCTGAATTTGGTGGATTGTCTGGAGTAACTGCTGGAGCAGGTCTTACAAAAACAGGGAATACTATAGATGTAGGGGCAGGCGATGGTATAACTGTTAATACAGATGATGTTGCAGTTAATATTTCCGATTTGATTGGGACAGGTTTACAAGATGACGGTTCAAATAATTTTAGATTAGCTGCACAAGGAAATGGAGTCGGTGGGGGAGGAGGATCTTTATTGAATGTATTACCTTATAGTGCCGTAAACGACGTTATAGCTCCTGTCTCAGTAACAGTTAGTGGTGTAGGGGTATCTATAGATAATGACTCTATAAATCATGTATTAGGAGTAATAGAAGTAGTAAAAGTAGATGGCGGTAGTTTTATTTAATTCTATTTAAAAGGAAAAATTTATGGCTGTAGATATAAAAATAAGACGTGGGACACAAGCCCAATTACCAACTTTAAATTTAGCAGAACCTGGTTTTACAACAGATACCAAAAATTTATATATGGGCGACGGTGTTGGGAATGTAAAAATAGGTAAAGATACTATAATTGAACTTACAGATACACCAAGCGCCTATGATACAGGTAAATATTTACGTTCAACAGCCGCTGGTACAGAATGGTCAGAGGTGAGTGGGGGATCAGGCGGTGTTGATATAGAACATTTAATATGTGTAGCTAAAAATGGAAATGATTTAACTGCTTCTGGAACACAGGGAGACCCTTATTTAACTGTTAAACATGCCCTTTCTACAACATCAGGAAGCAGCGATACTTGTAAGTATATAATTGAGGTAAGTCCTGGTAATTATATTGAAAATAATCCGTTATTTATGAACCCTTTTACTTGTATTAAAGGTATGGGTGGGTTTTTCTCTACAAAAATAGTTGCTGGTAATGTCAATGAAAATTTAATAGAATTGAATCATGGTACAGGCGTAACTAATATGGAATTAAATGGTTGTACAGGCGGTACAGCTTTAAATGCTACTGTATCTGGTTTATCCGCAAATTCTGTTTTAATAATTAAAGATTGTAATAGAGGTCTTTCATCTACTAACGATAATATGCAGGTAAGATTTTCTGATACTAATTTTATAGGCAATGTTAATGAATGCCTTGTAATTGAAGGTGGTTATTGTGAAGCAAGGAGTTTATATATTTTACCTGGGGCAACAGTCGAAACATTTATTAAATCATCAGGCCCTAATACTCTTATCAATGCTAATTTTGCAATTTCTAGAGGTAGCTCATTAACTAATTGTTTTTATTTAGATGATCATAGTACAATGAATGTTGCTGGTGGAGGGGTAGATATATGCACTAATGTTTTTCGTTTGAATAATGGATCTATTTTTTTCGGTAGTAGTTTTATGATCGGTGAGGGTACACAGAGACAAGTCTATATTGAAGATATGGATTCAATTATTAAATTTATAGGTTGTGAAATAGATGGTGAAAAATTATTTGGTCCCGCAAATTATAAAGGGGACACCGCCTTTTTTATGGATAGTAAAACTGATAGTATAACTGTTTATGGTGATTTAACTGTAGGCCGCCCAGATAGAAGCCGGCATTCTGTTTTTGGCGGGGGACGAAGTTATAATAAAGGTATGAAAGTGTTTACTACTGATAGTACATCTTCAAGCACTAGCGATGGTGGTAACCTTATTGATGTTACAGAAGCAGCAATATCTACTATTTCTGGATCAACTATTAGTTTTCAAGGACTTGTTGCAGGGCATACAATTTTAATTGGATCAGCATTTACAGAAGATCTTAAAGCCCATGGGGTAGTATTATGCCAAACAATTGCGGCAGTAGAAACAACTAAAAGATCTTTTGTAACAGAATATTGGAATGGTACAAATTGGGTAGAATGTACACATATGAATACAAGTGTAGAAGAGGGTTATTCGTATGCTAATGAGTTATTTATACGTTCAAATAGTGAAGAGTATATCTCTTGTAATATAGGAAATGATTGGGCGCAAAAGACAATTAATAGCGTTACTACTTATTGGTTTAGAGTTAGAATAAAGTATGGGGTTATTACTGCCCCAGTTTTTGAGTGTATAAAATTACAATCACATAGATTTAAAGTACATAAGGATGGGCACAATACATATTATGGTAAAGCTAAGTTTAAACAGACTATTTTAGCAACAGGAAATATTTTTGGTGAAACTGGTGGTGTAACAAATGCTTATGTAAATATTGGTTCTGGAGGGGTTCCTACAGGTTGGGGGCATATGTTCAAAAATAACCAATTAAACAGTAATGGTGATGCTATTTATATGCAAGCTAATTTACCTCGTGGTATTTTTACTGGTAGCCCATTAACTATTAAAATAATGGGGCATCCAGAACAACCGGGGTTTTCTAGTAATGGCACTATGATTATTTCGGTTTTACCAATAGAGATACAAGGTGTTTTAGAGGCAGATCCAAGCGGTGGTCTAATTCCTATAGAACGCACATTAGCCAATACAGAAGTTTTGACAGCAAATGTAGCACAAACAACAAGTGTGAGTGTGCCTTTTGTTGTAAATAATAAATTAATTACAATTGAATCAGACCCTATAAATATTTCTAGCTACTATGAAGGGGATATGTTAGCAATAAGAGTAGAATTAGATGATGATGGTAATGGTAATAAAGATTTTATAGTGTGGACAGTTGAAATTTCTGGTATTAAATGGACACATGGAGAGAGAATATAATGGCAGGAATACTTAAGTTAATATATACACAAGAATTTGTTAATACTGATACTATTGAAATTATACATAATAGTGGATATGAATATTTAAAAGTAAAGGTTATTATTGGAGCGTTATATAGTAGTAATATAGTTAAGAATATAATTACTAATAAAAGTGATCCAACAAATATACTAACTGTAACATTAGAATCCCCTCAAACAGGGTCAATCCAATTATTTGGGATAGATACTATAGATATTGGGGCGAGTTCATCCACAGAATTACATATAGTACCAGATATTGTACAAGAAGCAATTGAGGAAGAAGTAGTCACTTTATCTGGATCTGTTGCTTATTTTAGTAAAGTAAGTGAAGATGATATATTGCCTGGTTATTTAGAAGATAAGATAAAAGGTATAAAAAATATTACAGTTATAAACCCTAAACCTTTAGATGAAAGGTTATTAATTGTACAATACCTTATAAATGAAGCTGAATCTGGAACAGAACCACCTAAACTTATTGATAATGCGGATAATCCATTAAATTTACCTATAGATTATGCGGGTAATGTCGAATATTATATGATAAATTCCTGTATAGGATTGAGATGGTTTGAGAATGAGGGTTTTGGTGGTGCATACCATTATATAGAACACACCAAAATACATGATTGTTTAAATAGATCTCGAAAAGCAGTGTGGGAAGTTATGTGTCATATTTATAAGGCTGGAAGAGATAATATTGTGGTCTTCTTGGGTAATAAATCTTCCGAAGATATATTTAGTATAAGATGTAATTCAAAAGGCCGTTTATTATTTTATTTAAATAATGAATTATATGGGGAAATCGGTATTAATCATAAATGGAAAGGTAGATTTGTTGTCCATTCAGTATTTGATAGCGAACAAGAGAATGTTAAAAATAGATTTAAGGTTTATATTAATGGAGTTAGAGTCTTTTTTCATAGAAGTGAAGAGATCCCAATTAATACAGATATAAGATTTGAAAATGATGATTATATAGGGATTGGAAATAACGCAGAGGGTAATAGATTTTCTTTTGATGGGGAAATTTATTATGTAGCTCTTTATACTGAACTTACAGAAGATCAAATACAAGTTCAGGCCAATAGGTTATTATATAATGATAATATATCACCGACAATATCTGCACTCCATGTAGGGAATGAATTGATAGTATCTTCTAGAGATTATCATTATATTGATGATGATGAATTGCAAAGTACTACCTCAACTAGTTTTATGGAAAGATTAATACTTCCAATTGTAGTACCTATAGGGAGATTATATAGAATTTCTTGGAATTTTATTTGGTCTTTTTCTAGTACATCATATGATGCTCGTTTTGATATACGGCTTAATGAAGGTGAAGTGATACAAAGTTATAGAATAGAACCAAAAGATAAAGGTAATGATCAAAGATTTCCATTGTGTGGTTTTAAAACTGTATTTTTAGAGCAAGGAGAACATAGATTATATTTAATGATGTGTTCGAGTCGTAATGGTTATTCAGTTAATATATATAGCGCCGCTTTAGAAGCGTATGTAACATGATTGTTTAGATAAGGAGAATAAAAATGAGTTTAGTTTCATATAATTATTTATTGATAGATTTTTTAAATGGGGTGGTAGATACTAGTAAATTATATAGCGAGATAATAAATTCTAGTATAATTACTGCGTTGGATCATATAAATGCTGATGTATCGGCGTGCGATATATTGTTTAAGGCGGAACTTTCAACTGTAGACGAAACGACGTTGTCTGGGGTTGTATCTTCACATGATGGTGTACCTTCTGAAGCAGGTATACAACAGGTAGATTTACCAGATGAATTACGAGATCGTTCTGGAAAATTGAGAGTACATCAAACATCTCGCAAAATCGGTACGAAAACATATTGGACTGGATATGGAGACGATCTTTCAGATGTAACTGATGTTGGTGGTGGAGATCAGAAATTATTATTGCGTCATACCATTTCTGGAAGTTTAACTGAAATTATATATGTAGATTTTAATATTTGTTTAAATGAGACTTGGATCCATGAAGGATTAATTAATTGGGAAAATTGCAAAGGGGACTCTATAACGTTAGAAATGGTTAGCAGAGCAACGGGTGTTGCTCCTGGAACAAATACAAATTATAATTTATATGGCGGTTACATAGTTATACCTGCGGCTGGAGATGGAACTATTGAGGTTACTAGTGATATAACATCACCAATAGGTGGATTAGTTTATATGCCAAACAATGATCTTGATGAACCACCAACTGCGTTTTGGAATGCTGATTTTAATTCTAGTACAGGGTTATATGAAAGTATTAGTCCTGCTCCTTATGGAGATGGGAGGTATAATATGTTTGCAGGTGAAATAATATTTGCAAGATTTACAAATCGTATTTTGCTCCTAAATAGTGGTTTCATGCCATTATCTTGCTCAGACACGGATGAACTAGGAAACGGTTTCAGATTAAAAATGACGGGGGAAACTAATATAGATCAAGGAGATCATGAGTGGAGTGTTGCAGCTACTATTGTATTTCATAGAAATAGGATTAGATAATTAGTAAAAAATTAACTATAGAATTTATTAGAGGTGAGTTTTTTAAAGAAGGATATATTCTTTTAACAAAGGTGTATATAAATAATAAACAAAAGTTAGATTATATTTGTCCTAAAGGACATAGACATTCGATAAATTGGAATAATTGGAAGGCTGGCAGAAGAAGATGTTTTTATTGTTTTGGAACACCAAAATTAACAATAGAATTTGTTAGAAAATCTTTTGAAAAATATGATTATGAGTTTTTAACTGAAGTATATATGAATTCCTATCAGAAATTAGATTATATTTGTCCTGAAGGTCATAAACATTCTATGACTTGGGATAATTGGAAACAAGGATATAGATGTCCAACATGTTGGATAATAGATAATAGAGGTTGTAGACATCCTAATTGGAAAGGTGGTATTTCAAAAGAACCTTATTGTCAAGATTGGACAAATGATTTGAAAGATTTTATTAAAGAACGAGACGGATATAAGTGTATAAATCCTGATTGTTTATTAAATAATTCTAAAGATTTGACTGTGCATCATATTAATTACAATAAAAAATCTTGCGCTGCCGAAAATCTTATCACAGTTTGCAGGTCTTGTAATACTAGAGCAAATACAGATCGTAATTGGTATGAGGCTTGGTATAAAGCAATTTTACATAAAAGATATGGATATATTTATGGAGGATGATATATGGAATTATATATTTCAGATTTACATTTAGGCAGCCCACTTTTTAAATCTAAACATGGGGTTTTAAATTTATTATCACAAGATTTTGAAAAAGTAGTAATAGTAGGAGATTTATTTGATACATGGGAAGATTCTTTTGATGATATTTTGGATAAAAATAATGAGTTAGTTTTAAAAATACAACAATTATCTAATGTAGTTATAATAAAAGGAAATCATGATCCAGATATTGAGAAATTAAAAGAGGTATTTCCAAATGCTAATGTTTGTACAGAACATGGGTTTGGTGATATAGTTTTTATACATGGTCATATGTTTGATGTTATTGTGCTTAAATATTCTTGGGTAGCAAAAATATTATTCCCCATTCATTGGGTTTTAGAAAGATTTAATATTAATATTAAAAATTGGTTAGTTAGATTATTTCACTCTATATCTGTTAAAAAAGATAAGAAATATTATAATTCACTGGTTTTAGATATTGAAAAAGCAGCAGTTAAAAAACATAGAGAAAAATTTAATACAATTATTATGGGACATACACATTTACCTAAACATTTTACTACAGAATCAATTACATATATAAATTTAGGTGATTTTTTATATCATAAAACATATTGTATATATGATAATAATAAATATGTTCTTCATTCTTTAAATTAAAAAGGAAAAAAATAATATGTGGTATAATTTTAAAAAATGGTTTTTACGATGGTTTTCTAATATTCGTTTATACAAGGGTGGGATTATCTTTTTTGGTGATTCCCATTATGATATTAAAGGTAAAGAAACAAGAGAGGTATTAGATATTATTCAACCTGGTGATGTTCTTTTAAGACGTTATGATCATTATTTAGGTAGTATATTAATACAAGGTTATTGGTCACATGCAGGAATATATGTAGGTGATAATTATGTTTTACATATGATTGGTAAAGGGTTAACAAAAGAGGATATTTTAGTATTTTTAAGGTGTGATGACGCAATTGTTTTACGTAATGAAAATGAAGAAAAAAGTAGTAAAGCAATAGAAATAGCACTTAAATTATATAAAGAAAATACATGTGAATATGACTATGATTTTGCTTCAAACAATAAAAATTTTTATTGCACAGAATTTGTTGATCGTTGTTACGGTTATGTAGTTAATGTAGATGGTAAAGGTATTACATTACCAGATGAATTTTTAAATTGTAAAGAATTTAAAACAGTTTGGGAAACGAAAAAAAATAATTAAAATACTTTAGGGGCTATGGATGGTACGAGTTAATATTGGAGAACCTTTTTCTATAACAGTAGTATTAATCGATGAGTCCACTGGTGAATTAGCTTCCGGGCAAGAAGTACATTATGATGTTCGTTATATAAATGACTACCCTTTAGTACCTACACTTAGTGGTACCCTTATAGAATCTACAGTAGAAAATGGTATATATAAAAAAGAAGTAACCATATATAATCATGGACGTTATATAGTCTATGCAACTTGTTCTGGTTTTCTAACTAATACAGAAGATATAATAGTAAATGAAGAAAATATTTATGCATTAACAAAAGCAAATAGAAGTTATAATGTCTCTGTAGAAGATGTAGTAAGAGAAAACAGTATACCGACATCTTCACAAACAATTAGAAAAGTGCCTTTAAATAAAACTGATTATTTAGTTACAAAAATAAAAGATGATAGTGCTGTAAATTGGAACACAACAACAACAAGTGGTGTAGTTTGGGCTTGGTATAATAATGTTACAGATGATTTACCATACCGTATGGGTTCGGAGGTTTAGAGGTGAACATTAAATATGTTTCTTCAGCCGGCTATGATTTTTATTCAAGAGTAATTACAACTGTTAGTGGCGGTACAGGAAGCGGAAGTCTTGAGCTAGAAAATTCATGGCAGTTAGTTTCAATTCCAATACAATATGGTTATTGGGACTCTACCACGCATCGACATATACATGATGGTGTTACAATAGCAAAATTTAAAAATTATGTGTTGGATCAAATAACAGATTTATATGGGATAAATATTGTAGAAGTGGCAAATACCTTTACCGGAGATGCTCAAATATTTTATAGTTATGTAGTTGGATCAACACCAGAGAGTAGCCCACATAATTTTTTATTGTGTTATGAAGATGGAGTAAATAAAGAATTTTCGGGCTTTTGGATAAAAATAGTTGGCCCAACAAGTCCTTATATTATAACATGGGGATCAAATTAAATGGCCTTAAATATAACATTTGGTGGCTTTGCCTATGATAAAGATGAAATTATATCTAATTCTGATATAAAATATCAAGGATTTTTTTATAATAATGGTACAGCTTCATCTTCCCCAAAATGGAATGCTGTAAGAACTGTAGAGAGTACTGGTTATTACAATATAAATTTAGGTGACGCAGATTGGCTTGAGCAAGAGAGTACTGTAATATCAAATTCAAAGGTTATAATAGTATTTTGGAAAGATGTACCTTTAGGAGATGATAGAAATGCTTTAACTTTAGACGAGTGGGGCGCAGTAGAAATAACAATTGATGGTAGTTCTGTATATACACAAGATTGTCAAGTAAAAGATAATTTATGTTCTATACTTCAATGGGGGCACAATGTTCCTGCTCATGGGTATGTTGATACTACTTATTCTACTACTAATACATCTTATGATGTACATTATTGGACGTTTGATGGTATTTTATCTGCTGGTAGTGTAATTATGAATCATTACAGAACTCGTTATGGTGAAAATATACAATTAATAAATACTGTTAATAGTACTAATTATTATTGGGGAGATACTGAATCTATTTTAGGTTTATCTGGAGCAGCCACATCAAATCATCAATGGAACACTGCTGGAACTTATGATATTAATATAGAAGTATTAGATGAGAGTGGATGTACTACTTCTGGAAGTTCTACTATAAATATATTTTGGCATGAACCAGTACCTAATATAATATGTAATGAGGCTGTAGGACAAAATATAATAACACCAGATACAGTTGTATCATTTAACTATACTGGAAGTGATATAAATGATTCTATTACAGGTATAGATTGGATAATTACTGATGTTGGTATATACGGTAATACTACTACAACTATATATAATGTAGATAGTAGTAATACAGTATATCATACGAGTGGTGTAGGCACCTCTTGGGGTGGTCACTCAGCATCAAATGGGGCATTTACCAATCCAGGAAACCATTTAGTTTCTATAGTAATACATTGGGATAATGGATATAGTTCTCAAATTATTAATTATAATGAAACCTTTAATCAAAATACTTTTAATGGACCTCCAATACCTAATATACAATGTTATCAAGCTGTGGGTCAAAATATTAGTACACCGGATACCGCAGTAGTTTTTAGTTATATAGGTAATAATCCAGGTAATAGAATAGTTGATATTGATTGGGAAATAAATGATGTTGGTGTATATGGTAATACTACTACTATATTAAATGGTATTATTTATAATTCTGATGTTCCACATAGTTCTGGAGAAGGTACTAGTTGGTGTGGAGACACAGCAACTTTAGGGGCATTTACCAATCCAGGAAATCATGTTGTTGATATAGATGTTAATTGGAATGATGGATGGAGGGATTATGTTGTTGGGCATCAAGAAACTTTTAATCAAGGGTTATTTTCTGGCCCGGCGATAAATTTTAATCAGTTACCAGTTCAAGCGACAGTAGGTAGCGGTATAATATTTGAAAATACTTCAACAGATATAAGTAGAGTTGGAAAACATTTACCAGAATGTAGAGAGTATGATTGGGTATGGACAGACGGCGGTGCATCAGATACCACAGAAAACGTAGGATATGGCAGTGATTTAGAAAAAATACCGGGATCTGCTGATTGTTCAGTAAAATTAATTGGGTATTGGAATGATGGCTGGGTTTTACATACGTCAGAGTTAGAAAAAGATGTTGTATTTGAAACAACGATAGATGTAAGCATAGAGAATTGTTATTATAACTTACATATAGTAGGAACCTCGTCTGACGGGACTGTTACTGGATATCAGTGGGAAATTTACCAAGACACAGTGTCTGGTACTGGGGTCGGTCCTTGGACACAGGTTTGGGAAAGTCCAATAGATTTGGAACAAAATGATAAGAAGATTTCTTTCACCACTGTTTCATATTATAAAATCATAGGTTATGTATCAGGTAATGGGACAACTACTTATGATGATGAAATAATTTATGTTTCTACGGTTTGTCCAGCAGATGCTATCAATTATGTATGGAATGGGACAGGGTCGCTTGATATAGGCACTGATTGGACACACATAGGCTGCGGTATAGAAAATACTGAATCAATGTATACAGGCACCAATGGGTTAGATTTAACAGGCCTTGCTAACGGTAGTGTGTTTCATTTTGATAGTTATAAGTATGTATGGGTAGATGTCGATGTTACAAATTATGATTTTCTATTATTATGGGCTTATGTAAATGATTGGGAACAAAATACTCATTTACAAGTGAGTTTAAATAGGGATGGTGTTTTTAATAGTACAGTATTAAATTTAGATAATTATATTAATCTAACTATAATAAAACAATGGCAGAAAGTTTATATACCATTAAATGATTTTAACATACCTTTTGCTCCCGGGCAATTAAAATACGTTAATACATTAAGTTTTGTATCACAAGGTAATATCGATTTATATATGGACGATATAACTTTTGTAATAGGTAATATATTTACAGAAGTACATGCAATATGTAATCCAACAGTAAAAACACAAAGTATTGGAACAAAAACTTTAGATGGAAAAGAAATAGGTCCTAGTATGAGGGTGGAAAGTGTTCTTCCAAATGTATCATCTCCGATAGTTGAAGGGAGAGAAATTGGTAGTAAAGATGTTGGGTTTAACCCTATGATGCCTAATATGAAGGCAGTTATGGATGAACAATATAGTGGTAGAATTATACATACATTTCCACCTCCAAAGAATACGTAAGGAGAATTTTTATGATATCATTAACTTTTACAGTTGATAATTTAACATCTGTTTTACAAGTGTTTAATACAATACAAATACGAAGGTATATAGGAGCAGGTACACCAAATACAGAAGTTACAGATTTGGTTGCACTTTCAGAATATACTACCGTCTCAGGCCATGATGTTGTAAATGGTAGAAACGGAGTTAGTGATGTTTTATTACGACCTGATTTCTCACAGTATTACCTTACTGATTATAATGGTGAATCTGAAGATTGGTATATTTCTAGATATTATAATTCAACAACCGACTCATATAGTGGTTGGTCAGCCCCTATACTTGGGGAGCCCGGAGATTTATATTATGATCCAGTATTTCCACCAGAGATAGAATATGGTTCTGCGGACAAATTAATTATAGATAGAATACGTTTATTAATTGGTGACCCTATAGGTTTACGAAGAGAGTATGGTGAGGATGCCTTAAGTTCTATACATGGCGATGGTAAAGTATACCAATTAGATGAAAAAGGCTGGCCTGCATTTGTAACAATGGGTGGTAAGTCATTTACTGATACTACCAATCCAAATGTTAATGGGTATATGTTTTTAAAATTTACTGAGTTTATAGATGAGGTTTGTACAACATGTTCTGGCATGGTAAATTTATGCGGAGTAGAAATAGAGAAAGAAATTATAAATGGCGTAGACATTTGGTATTATACGTTTCTTAAAAGTAATAGAGAAATTATGGAGGTTTATGATAGTTGTCCAATTCCTGCAGGTTTAAATATTACAAACGTAACTACAGAAGCTTATATTTTACAATCATCAATAGATTTAGTTAGGGCACAACTTTTAAATGATGCTATTGAAGATGGGGCAAGTATATCAGATGAAGGGTCTAAATATAATCCAGAAGGGGGACTAAAAATAAGAAAAGAATTATTAGATAATTTAGAAGATAAACTTAAAGATGTTGTTAAATCTTTAATTCTTTTAGGAATTTCAGGAGTTTTATTGGATTAATATGGGAAAAAAACCAACAATTGAATTTATTAGAGAAAGTTTTGAAACAGAGGGTTATACTTTATTGAGCAATGGATATATTAATAATAAACAAAAGTTAGAATATATTTGTCCTAAAGGACACAGGCATAGTATCACTTGGAATTGTTGGGATAGAGGACAAAGATGCCCTTGTTTTTCTAAGAAAGCAAAGAAAACAATAGAATTTATTCATTCGAAATTTGAAAAAGAAAATTATAAACTTTTAACTAAAGAATATATAGGGGCACATCAAAAATTAGATTACATTTGTCCAAAAGGGTGTAAACGAAGTATAAGTTGGTTTGGTTGGAGACAAGGACAAAGGTGTATTTGTTTTTCAAATAATAAACAACCTACAATAGATTTTATTTGCGCGGAATTTAAAAAAGAAGATTATATTCTTTTGACTAAAAGATATGTTAATAATAGACAGAAGTTAGAATACGTTTGTAATAGAGGTCATAACCATAATATTAGTTGGAGAAATTGGATAAGTAATAGACGGTGCCCATATTGTTTTTATGAAGATATGTCTAAAATGAGACATGGCAAAAATAATCCAAATTGGGAAGGCGGTATTTCAAAAGAACCTTATTGTCAAGATTGGAACAAAGAGCTCAAAGATTTTGTTAAAGGACGTGATGGTTACAAATGCATAAATCCAGATTGTTGGGGAGAAGATGGGGTTCTTACGGTGCACCATATAGATTACAATAAAAAAGCTTGCGGGGCTGAAAATTTAGTTACTGTCTGCAGATCTTGCAATTCTAGAGCTAATACAGATCGTAATTGGCACAAAGCTTGGTATAGATCTATTTTAAATAAAAGATACCATTATGTTTATTAATAGGGGTTTATAATGCGAAATAGAATTTCATCAAAAACTAAAGAAAAATTTAGAAAATCTATACAAAATGTTTTAAAAGGATTTAGTAGAAAAATAGTTGTATATAAACAACCAATTAAAAATGAATGTCCTAATTGTTATTTTGATAAATTAACTGGAAATTCTACAGGTAAATGTAAATGGACATTAGAAGAGGCTTTACAAAAACAAGTTTCTTGGGAAATTTTAAACCCAAATCAAATACGTTATAGATGGTTTAGTAATGGAAGATGTCCAGTATGTAGAGGTAAGGGTTATTTGACTACAGAACGAAAAACACATGTTGATTGTGTTGTTACCTGGGACCCTAGTAGGAGTTATAGTAATACTATGACTTATACACCTGCTGGTGCTGAAGGATCTACCGTTGTTATATTAAAAACAAATCCACAACATTATAATCTATTTAAAAATTCTACAAGTTTAGTAATAGATGGTATAGAATGTAAAATGTCGAAAGCTCCAATTCTTAAAGGGCTCGGAACACAGGCTGTATTAATTATAACTGCTTTCACAACAGATAAACCAAAAATAGATAGCGGAGAGATAATAAAAGAATATACATAATGGAAAATACAAAAAAAGTATCAAAAAATTTTAATGAGATAATTAGACAACAATTAATATCAAAATTTAATAGTGAAGTACCCTATATAAAGCAAGTAATAATGCAAGCATACGATGAGTTATTAGTAGGTGTAGTAACAGATCGTAAAAGTAAAACAAATCCATTGTTTTATAAAGATGAATTTAAAGAAAGATTGGATGATTTTAAATATATAAAAGATATGTATACAGAGGTAACAATTTCTGTTCCAGATATGGGTACTTTTGACTTTTCTGGTAGATTAAGAGTATTAAAAAACATTATGGAAGGTACAACCGGTGTATATGTAGAAATATCAGCATTAGATTTTGAACAGGTATTTAATAAACAGCCTGTAAATATAGATCCAATTGAGGAGTATGTACCTAAAAAAGATATGATTTATATTATAAAATATAATGGTAAAGTTCGCCAGGCAGAAAAGAGTATATTAGATAAAAAATTAGTAAGGTACCCATTTTCAAACTCACCACCAATAGATGTATTACAAGCAGGACAAAATTATGTAGATGATAATGTAGATATATGGTTAAATAAGACTATACAAACAGCAGAAGATATTTTAATTCAAAGTGTGGGGGGGATTTATAGACCATGGGTTACGAAATGAGTAGTCTAAGAAAAGAAGATATTAGTTTATACCTCTATTTAAAAGATATAGTATTAAATAAATTCATAGAGGTAGAAGAATATTCATCATTTGAATTAATGACGGATCTTTGTGGTATGAATAGTTATGTATATGAGTTAAATACAAATTTAATACCCTCACCAAAAGAAAGGGGAAGGGGTTGGAAATATTTTGATTTCCCGGCAGAAATAAATAACTGTAATTATTACACCTCAGTATCAGGATTAAATGGTGATGGTAATATAGCATATGGTACTCCAGAACAATCTACTACAGTAATAGTTTATGAAACTTCTAGTAGTGGGACTTTAGATATTGTACCACAATCAGAGTATATGATAGATTATATAGATTGTAGAATAGTATCTGAAAGAAAATTAAATTCACCATGTGTAACTTATACTTGGAATTATATATCAGTTGTTGATGAGTGGGCTGCTGTTGAAGCATCAGAACCGCCAGTAATAGTAATAGATATACAAGGCACAGATAAAAGTGGTTATCAACTTGGTGGTGGAAAACAAACAAAAAGAAAAGTTGATGTACATATCTTTGCCTCTAACCCCGCTGAAAGAAATGATATTGTTGAAAGATTATATGATGGTTTATTTAATAAAAGTTGTATAATGTATAATTTTCCTACAGGATCAGTTTTAGATTATGATGGTACATTTTATGGAAGAAGAACAACAACCACCCCAGATGATAGATTATCTTATCTATTTGATAGGGAAGAAGTAAATAATGTAGGAAGATTGTTATTTGATACCGTTGTAGCAAGACATGTAAATCTACCCTTAGTTATGACACGCGGTGTAGATGAAATAATGTTAAGTGATTTAAACGCATACAGATCAAAAATAAGTTTTGATATGTTTTATTATGATGATAGAATAATAAACTAACTATTGTAATATAATGGGGTATATTAAATCATATTCAAAAGCAAAATTATAGATTATTATTTTTAATATGAATTTTATTATTGCTTGGTACACAATAATAATGTATGTAACAAACTATTATAATTTATAATTATTGTAGATTATTTTTTTTAAATAATGGGAACGGAATGTATAGAGATTTAACCTGAATGTGTAAAAAATAAAAGAAGTTTTTAAGTTGTGAGTTAAAATTTAATTTAGGAGGAAAATATATGGCTCGAAATAGAATTATATATGCATCTCAAAGTGTATGGGTCAATGGTGATGTGTTGTATAGAGTACAGAGTTTAGGTACTACTACAACTTTTACCAGCGAAGATATATTCCAACTTGGAACATTAGCTATTGTAGACGTAGTAGATGATGTTCCTGCAGTTGCGGTTACGTTGAATACCAATGATTTTGGAGATGTTTTAACATTAGCAATATTAGCACAAATCGCTCCAGTTAAACGAGAGATGAGTGCGACAGCAACATCCTTAAATGCGAATCTTGAAGCGGGTGCTACTATGCTGCACGGTGTAGCATTAGCTGATTTTGCTGTTATATGTGGTAATTTGCCTGGGGTAACTCTTTGGGCACCAGTACAAAGTGAATGCGATCTTGGTACACTTGCTAAAAATATAGATCAAACATTGTTTCTTGATGAGGTTTATGTTAATAGTTTAGAATTTAGTTATACTACAGGGGCAAATGCTACTGAAAATTATGGGGCTGAAACAGATAATAAAATGTGGCTACTTAATGAGGGTAGATTTGTTAATTACGATTCTTTTACCGTATCTGGAACAGATACTTATGTAGAGCTTTCGTTATTATCTACTAATGAGATAGCTGAGTTAGCTGTAGGTATAGGATTTTTACGTAAAACTTCAGATGGTAGTCCTGCAGTTTCGCTTTATGATTCAAGTGAAAATGAAATGGTTAATGTAAAAATTGTAGCAGGTACAGCAGCCGCAATAGATACATATGTGTATCATGATGAAGGCACCTATCATAGGATTTATTTCCCAACAGGGGCACTTAAACCTGAAGATAATGATAGATTAGAAATAATTTATTCTGCTGACGGTTATGGTACAGGTGTTTCTAATAAATATTTTGAAGCACTTAGCGATAGCGATAGACCTGAAAATTTAGGTGCTGTTAGACAGGGACAAGTAGAAATTTATATTTCTGACGGTGGAACATATGCGAACGCATGGCGTCTGACTGGTTGTACTATTTCTGCTGATCTTACTCGTGAGCCTTTGGCTGAATTGGGGCATCTTGGTCCTTATGATCGTCCTTTGACCCTGCCTATACCGATTACTGTTACTGTTGATTCTACAGCAGGTGATCTTGAAAATTGGGCAAAATTTGCTGGTAAAGATAAGGATGTTGAGCCTCAATTAGCATTATCTGATTTGATGAGCAAAGATGATCTTTGTTTGGTTGTTAAAATATTTGAACAAACAGATGAGGAAGCTGGCGGTACTGGAACAAATCGTCAGATTACCGCTGCTGGCGGTACTTATTTCTTGAATGGGGCTATGTCAACATATGCTTCCATTGGAGATACCGAGTATGCACTTAAAACTGTAGTAATTAAAAATCTTAAGATAACCGATGAAGGTGCATCTTTGGATATTGGTGCTAATATGACTCAGACCTTTGGTTTTAGATCTACAAATGATTTATTTGTAGTTAAAGGTGATATAGACGGAATTGCCCCTGAAGATATTGTAAGGCGATCCACATAGTTTATAAATTATTTATTGTGGTGGGGTTTTTTGCCTCACCACAATTTTTAAATATTAATAGGTTGGGAGGGTTTTTTATGAGTAATATAAGGAGTAAGGATAAGTTAAAAAAGGATATGACTGCTGAGGTAACTAAATTATTTCATACTGCACTTGATTATGCTCAAGTTGCATGTCCAACACAGGATGTATTTTTGGCATTAAGATCAAAAATATTAAGATCAGGGAACGATTGTATTAGGAATTTAAAACGTGATATAGATAAATATGAAGTTGAATTTATTCCTACTATGGAAGAATTAATTCAATTTAAACATTAATAGGTAAAGGAGAGTATAAAATGATTGATATAAAAAAAGATGACAGGCGGAAATTTGTAGACGATGAAACTGAAAAAAAATATTATATAGCCACAGCTACTGCAGATGATGTACGTAAAGCGGATTGGCAATACAGTAGAACATATACTAGGTGTTTAGTAGAAGGGATAACAACTACAGCTGAAATGATAGATATATTAACAAGAAGAGGTATCATAGGTTCAGATTTTGAGCAAAGGTCTGAAGAATTAACAAATAATTTAAATAGTAATGTGTTACTTTTGGAAGTATCCAAGAGTCCAGAAGAAAAACGGGAGTTGGCCTTGGTTGTTCAAAAATGTAGAAATGATTTGTTTCAGTGGAATCAACGATTAAATGGTCCATTATCTAATACAGCAGAACAAATTTCTGACGATGTCAGATTAGAATTTCTTACAGCTTGTATGGTACAAGATGTTTCTGGAACTAAAGTATGGGAAAGTTATGATGTTTATTTAGAGGATAAAAATCAAGTTTTGGCGTTAAAAGCAAGATTTGAGGTGATGCTTTATCTGCAAGGGTTGGACTCAGATTTTCTTAGCACCACACCAGAAGCAATAGCAATACAAGAATTGGAAGACGAAGCCAATAAGGTATTGAAATCCGTAGAGTCTAAAGAAGACAAAAAGAAAAAAATCTAAATAATAATACAGGTGCACCATTATCGTGCGGTGCACCTTATACGCATAGGACAGGATTGGAATGCAGGATTTATCTCAAGAGGCCCTAGAGAACTATATGTATAAAATATTCTCTGGAAAAGATTATATATGTTTAGATACGGATGATTTAATAATGTTTAAATATCCTAGTATAGACACAATATTAAAAGGCTCACAGGTATATGATGAATCCTATAAAAAGGCTATTAATATTGGGTTATTACCATGTAATGAATTAGAGGATTTGTTAAATAAGCGTAATGTAATAACAAAAGAAGATTTTGAGAATCTAATTAAACTTGAAAACAAGTTAAAAGCTCAAAATATATTGTTATCAAAAACTGTAAAAGTTAGAGCAAATCAAGACAGAATAAAGAAAGTAATTAGTAAATTAAATTTACAAATTCATCAGATTAGAATAAAAAAAATATCTAAAATGATGTTATCGGCTGATGTAAAAGCTGAGGAGGATAAACTTTTATTTTTGTGTGCCGGGTGCACGTATAATGACAGTGGTAAACTTTTTTGGAAATCCTATGCAGATATGTTGTTAGAGACAGGGTTGAGTTTAAGAGACGAAATTTTGTTTAAATTTATTAAATTTTATAGAGGCATGGATTCTAAAATTATACGTGAGATCGCAAGAAGTAGTTTATGGAGGATAAGGTATATAAGCAGTCAAAAAACGTCTGATCCATTATTTGGAATACCATCGGCAGAATATACTGTAGATATGGTTAGTTTGGCTTATTGGTCTAATTTTTATCAGAGTATATATGAAATGATGCCAGATGAAAGACCGCCTGAAAATGTAATTGAAGATGATGAAATTTTAGACGCATTTATGGCCGCATATTATGATGAACGTACAAGACAAGATGCTTATAGGAAATCAAAATCATCAGACCCCAGTAAATTGTCCGCTTTTGATAAAGAAGAAGTAATAGTTACAAAATCAAATGAACTTTATCAAGACATAAATTATGATACACCAAGAGAAGCGCAAAGAATAAAAGATAAGACCTCGATAAAGAAACGAACTAAACGTGGTTAAATTTTTTAACAATATTAATGGAGGTGCAACTTTTGGCAGACAAGACTATTCGTATAATATCCCAAACAGACAGTGCAACAGGTGCTGTGTCCAAAATAAAATCTACAGGAACAAGCGGTAAATCTAATGTAGAAATATCCCCCAAATCAATCAATAAATTATCTGCTGTTTTAGACAAATCGACAAATAAAATGGCAAGCGATATGCAATCTGAGATCACTAAGGCCTTAGTAAAGGTTGTATCAAGTAAAGGCGGGTCTACAGTTGCAGGTTCAAAAGGGATGTCTAAATCAGAGATGTCTTCTTTAATTAAAGTCGCAACTTCGGAATTAATAAATAATTTGGTATCACAGTTAAAAAAGACTTTAATGTCCGGGGGGAAAGTTACAGGAAGATCAGATGCGGATATAGTTGTTAAAGCTTTAACAACTATGGATAGTACTATTGCAAAAAGTATTGCAAAAATAGAATCCTCATTAAGAAAACAAGGTGTTGATGTTGACACTCACGGATTAGAAATTGCCATATCAAACGCTGTAAAAAAAGCAATCCCTAGAGACACCCTTACCGTAGTAAAAGAACTATCTAAGATGTCTTCTACAATAGGTACGTTATCTAAAGAAGTAGTTAAAGCTCTTGGAGAAATAAAAAAAATAAGTAAACCAGGAACTGGGTCTTCACAATCTGGAGCGGACTTCTTTTCGATTATAAAAGCTTTTATACAAATTGGTAAACTATTACCACAAATAGCAAAAGAAATTAAATCCGCTACGGTAGAAGCAACTAAACTGGCGAGTAGTCAAGCAGAAATAGCTAGTGAACTAAAATCAACATTGTCGGGCGTAAAATCACGCATCACTTCTAAGGTTTCCTTAGCACATAAGACTGTTCGGGACGACCCCTCTCAACTATTTAAGAAGTTTTTACTAGATTTATCTAAAACTATGAAGGCTAAAGGTGTGGAAGGTACAACACCTTTAACAAAAACAATGGTTAACCTAATAAAATCTTTGGAAAAGATACCTGATTTTGAAAAGGGGTTGAAAGAGTTAACTACAGAATTAAAACGTGCTGTATCTAGTAAATCTACATCCCCACAAGAGATTAAAGAATTAGTAAGTATGGTTTCTGTTTTAAATAAATCTATGGCTGAACTGCCAAAAAGCATAGGTGAGGGTACTGGTTCTGCACAATGGAAAAAGTTAGACTCTATAGTACAAAAGTTTACAACTAAAACAGAAAAGATATTACAAACTGTAAAAGTCGTTTTAGATGATAAAGAAATTAAAAAGACCTTATCTGATTTAGAGAAAAAAGGTATAACGATCCCTGTAGAATTAAAACCTACCAAAGGTGGGTTTATAGATAAAGAAGTAGCTATGTTTGTTAAAGAGTTACAGACACAAACTACAGCAGCTATCGAATCCGCATTTAAAGAGTCCAAATCATTTGATATAGCTGTAGATTTAAAAACTAATATTGAGGATGTAATAGGCGAGTTGGATAAAGCTTTACAAAAAAGCTCAATAAAAGGTATAGGTATAAATTTAGAAAAGTTACAAAAACTTAATATACCTCCTGTAAGAGGACCAGTGTCACAGGCCAAAGAAGCTCATGCGATGGTTAGTTCTTCTTTACAAGGTCTTGGCTCAGAAAAAGAAATAGATACTAAATTTAGACAGTTGGCTGGTAAGATAGAGGGGTTGGCTTCCGCAGTTGACAATAAAACTAAAGAAGTATCTGATGCCGAACCAATAGATAAAGGATTCGAGGCTGTAGCAAAGGGTACTAATAGTTTAGCCTCAGCAGTTGAAAGTCGTATTTTAGAAGTCAAAAAAAGCTATAAAACTTATAAAAAATTACCTGTAGAGTACCCTAAGTTAAATGTAATGGGGAGTCCTGAAGGGCAGAAACTTCCTGATATTTATAATTCTGGAAAATATGGTAAAGAGTTACAAGACACTATACAAACGAATGTAAATGCTTTATCTAAATCATTATTTGCTTTACAGTCTGATATAATAAAAGGATTAGAATCAGGATTTAATGAGGGAAAGAATAAAGGTAATTGGCAAATAAATAAAAAAGCGGGTGTTATAGATCCAAGAGAGATATTTAAACTTATAGGTGGAGAAGGTGGCAGACAATGGGGATTTGATATAGCAGATGTAAAACAATTGAAACGTAAATTAGGTGGACAAGAAGGAACTACGTCAGAATTAGTAGAATCGTATACGTCTAAGAAAATAGACGATATAACTTCAAAGACTAATGTCGGTGATATGCCCTCTAAAATTATTTCCGCGCTAAGAGGAATGTCTATATCGCAAATCGAAGGACTTAAAGATCTCTACATAGGAGTGGCTGATATTTCAAAAGTAGTTACCACTTTATCTGATATAAAAAAAGGGGTGGCTCTACCAGATGTTAATTTAGATAAGATAGTATCAGAGTCCGTGTCTAGCGAATATGAATTAGTAAATTTATTTAAACAAACATTTGCAAGAATAGAAGCAAAACGTAGTATGTATGTTGATGAGTTGATGCGTACTGTTACTTTACCCGCTGTAAAATTGACAGAAAAAGGGACAGCAGTATCAGAGACTTTACATGGTAGTAGTAAATCTGTAGCTAAATTTGCAACGTTTGAAAGTGGATTTGAAAATTTATATAAAAAAATAGAAAGTGCTAAGATACCAGTTAGTCGTAGAGAAGACTATGTTAAGAGTATAAAAAATATAAGCCCAAATCCGATAGGAGAAGTATTAAATGAGGCTAAAGATGTAGCCAAAAATTTAATAAAAGATGTGTCAAAAATAGAGGATGTTGGTGGTGGTACAAGTGGTAAACAATTTATAGTTAAACAATATAAACAAGCCGCAGTAATGAGAGGTACGGAAGTTCAACGTTCTGGTGTAATGGATGTTGAGAAGTTTACTAAACATATCGACGATACAATTAAGAAGTTGTCTTCAGAAGGAAATAATTCTGTTGATGTTTTTGTAGATGTTTTAAATAAGGCAGGTGTATCGGCGTATGATGTTGTAAAATCATTGAACAAAATAGATTTTGAAAATATTTATGACATGTATAGGAAAGTACTATTAGAAGGCAAAAGTAAATCACCTATTGCTGTTTTGTCTAAAAAACCTGTGTATACACAATCAATACGAAAGTATGAGCAGGCAATTGCTCAGGTTGAAGGGTTATTGCCATTAGACCCTGGTACACCTCGTAGAGGAGCTTATCAACAGGATGTAGTTAATTTGTCTACTAGAACCTCTCCAATTTATGACGCTAAAGATAGGTTAGATCCCCAAGAATCAAAAAATTTAATTATAGGCTTGAATCTAGCGTTAAAAGATCTGTATGATGAAGCGGCACTGCTAGATAAAATTACTAAACAAACTGGTACCGTGTATGAACGAAGAAAAGAGTTACCTACTGGTGGTCAAGTATCCTCTTTGGGTTTGCCGGAGTCAACAGCTAGTAAAATTGATGAATACAGAGGTAAAACAGATACAGGCCGAGCGATTGATACATTAAATACTACTATGTTGAAAATGTACTCTGGGAATTTAACTGAACAATCTCCATTTGGAAAACAATTTCAACAAGTAGGTAGAAATATTACAAACGTAACTAATGCTTTTGGTATTGCCGGCAAAGAAGGGCAATTTCCAAAATTAAGAACCAAAACTGAGAGAGAATTTAGGGACTCAGGTCAGGTGGGAACTAAAGGCTATGGTTTAAATGTTATAGCTGAATTAAGAAATGTTTCTTCTACCTTTGAAGACCAAATACTTATTTCTGGTAAGTTAGCAAAAGCTTTAACTGAGGTTACTAAGATACTTATACGCCCTAGCGTTGGTGGAAAGTTAAGTAGTACTTTAGAAGAAGATGTTATGAATAGTTCTGTATCAGATATTAAAACTGGTGATTTAATAAAAGAGGCAGCTAACAAAATTCAAGAGGTTTTAGGTGTTACAGAGCAGTATGAAGGAAGGGCCAGTGAGGCTTTTATAACAGAGGTAAAGAAGACCATGGTTACATTACGTGGTGAAAGTGTGGAAGTTCAATCAGCTAAATTAGCAGAAAAATTTATGGATTATTTTGGAAGAAAAATAACAACACGTTACGGGTCTAAAGGTATTAGTATACCATCTACTAATGCCGTGCCGAATATGGCTAGTATATTAGCTACATATGGTTCAAAGGGTGTAAAAGTGTTACCAAAAGATAAAGCTAAGGAAGCAGGTTTGGGTGTTGCTATGATGCCTAAAACTAAAGGTAAATTATTATCTGATATATTAGAAAAAAGTTCTGCAGAGTTAGGTATGACTCCAAAGGCATTACAAACATTACAAACAAAGTTGATTGATTCTGGAAATAAATTTATTTTAGATATTTTTAAAACAAAGGGGGTACTTGTTCCTGAAGAAATTTTAGTACAGAGGGGTATATTTAGTGGAGCAAAAAAAGTATTATCTAAATTAGGGGTGGATTTAGAGGATGGATTAACAGAGTTAGCAAGTATAGCTAATATAAATAAAATAGTTTCAAAATATAAAGAAGATATTGGACCAGAACTTTATGAACAAGTACCAGTAGACGTAAGAATATCTTCCCACGGTATAGCCAAGCGCGGGTTACAGACAGAGGCAATGGAGTTAGTAATGACTAACGTTGCAGGTGGGGAAGGCTTAACTACTATGGAAGATACTTTATCTCCAAAAGTATATAAAAAATTGTTAGGCCCGGATAAAAAAGCAGGTGCTTTAAGTAAATATAGTAGTGCTTTAGGTTATACGTCCTCCTTAAAAGGTGCGGTAGGGTCTGAAGAAAGAAACAAGTCGGCAGATGAATTATATAAGGTATTAAAAGTTAAGTTCGGTTCTGGTAATGAAGAAATGGCTAGACGGGCAGCAGATTTAGAAGCTGCATCAAGTTATTACGTTAATGTTATAGATGAATTTGGTAAGGAACGTAAAAGTTTAGTTGGTGGTAAATTTGTAGAGATAATTAAAGAAACTGTTCAGCATCCTGAATGGAAAAAAGGGGATATAAAATCTGGGATAAAAGGTGAGAAATTAAACCTATCGGCTTTAACTGCCTATTCAACAATATTTGGAAAAGATTCCTCGTTGATGAAAGAGATAAAAGGTTCTTCAGGGCCAGATACTGGTAAACACGTTGAGTATCTTAAAGCTTTACAAATCGCTGGGGACGTAACAAGGGAGTTAAGTACAGAGTTAGAAAAACATCTTGAAACTGTAGATATCTCTGATATAAAAGCTTTTGAAAATTATTCTGGCACGTTCCAAGCTAGTAGTATAGAAGCAGATGATGATGAATCTACTTTAAATAACACCATAATGGATTTACAGAAATACTCAAAAGCTTTTATGGTTAATTTGCCTACAGGTAAAATAAGTGAATCTGGAGAAATAGAAAAAAAGAAGTTTTATATCCCTGGGCCTTTGGCAAGAGGTACGTATAAAGAGAAATTACTTCCTGGTGAGCATAGTCCAGAACCAGTAACTCGTAGAATTGGTCATGTTATTAATATGGCAAAACAGTTACAAGAGTCGTTAGAACACCCGGAAAATTTTTTGAGCGATAAGGCTATAACCGGCGCTGTAAAAAATGAAGTGGGTAATTGGATAGGAAGAGCTAACAGGATATCAGGTAAACAAAATGCGTTAAAGCCAGACACAGAGGCGGGAATAGCAGAACTACAATCTATATTTGGTAAAATGTATAGTGTAATACCAGAAGGTGTGGAGAAAGAAAGTATAGATAAAAGTCGGCTTGATTATAAGGAAAAAGCAAGGCTTGGCCAAACGACTACACAGAAAGCAATGACAAATGTCATAGGGAAGATGGGCGATTTTATAAAAGGAGGAAGAAATACTCAAAAAGTAGAAGGTACTCTATTAGGTAGTTCTTTAAGGGAGGGTACTGGTGCTGAGTTATTAAAATCGTTAGATATAAATGTTAGTGGTGAGGGGATTGAAAAGCAAGTAAATAATCTTAATCGAGCAAAAGAAAGTTATTTTAAAGAATTAGCTTCTACAGCGTTAGGTAAAAAAGGATCTGTTGCCGAGGTATTTTTTACAAAGAAAATACCTGCTTATATGTCAGACGCAACCGTGGCTTCTGTTGATAGAACATCTGAATTAAAAGATTTTTCAAAAGAGTTATTTTTTATAGAGAAAGGGTTTGTAGATAAGGTCGGTGTAGACTTAGGTTTTTTATCAAGTGAATCTAAAATAATGGATGAAATTCTTAAAGAACATTCAGAAAATGTTTCAAATTTAAGAAAAATAGGTAGACCTGTTCTTAAGCAACATGAAATGGGTATTCCAAAGGAAGCAGCAAAAAAAATCCCCGTAACTTATAAAAAAAGATATAAAGTTGATGAAGGTGTTGTAAAAGATGTGAAGGAGCCGTCAGTAGTAAAAGGTAGTTTGTATGATATATTAAAACAATCTGAAGAATTAAGAACAGCAACACCAAGTGAAGGTATAGATAGTGATGAAATTAAAAAATATATAGAAAGTGAGTTAGTTCCTTATATAGAAAGCGTTCGTTTTCCATTTACTGGTGTATCGTCTGTTCAACCATATAAAGCAAAACTATTAAAAACAAAAGGTGATTTAGGTAAACATACGTTAACGGTACCTGGAATACCAGAAATGGATTTCGATAAGTTTGATACTTCTATAAATAATATAAAAGAAAAAATAGGTGTGTTTTCAAAAGAAACAGGGGGATATACCGAAGGAAGCTTGCAGTTTAAAAGAGAAAAAGCTTATGAAACTGGGGATTTAGAAAGTATAAGTAATTTAACAGAGTTAATTAATAGGCTTAATACCGCTATATCAGGTGTAATTCCTAAATATATAGCACAGCAACAAAAATTAGATTTTGATGGCGATCAAATAGAAATACATTCCGCTACTTTATCAGCTGCACGAAGAGATATAAAAAAGCATTTTGATTCTTTAAGTGCCGATACCGATAGCACGTCTGGGGTGTTTAGAGACGCTTTTACTTATGATGCTATGGTACAATCCACAGGAAAATATCCAATAGCTGAAATGTCAAAAACTTCTGAAAAAAAGTTTGGGGCAGAAAAAGGATTTGAATTCCTTAAAAGTCCATTTTTAACTAAACAGTTAGAGTATTTAAAACCGAGCAGCCAGTTAGAAATACTTGGTGGAAGAGGGGATTCTGATTTAAAAAATATATTAAAAAGCATAGTTTCAGATACTGTTAGAGGGGAATCTACACAAGATAAAGTTTTTAAAGCACTTACAACTGTAAAACCATCGGAAGATATAAGTAAATATGCTGATAATTTAGTAAAGTCTGTAGATGCAGTTGGTAAGAATATAAGTCTTATAGTTAAAAGTGCTATAAAAGATAGATTATACAATGTTAAGTTTTCAGATGCTATATCAGCTCAAATATTTAAATTAAATACGGGGTTGGATTTTGAAGGTTTAAATAAAGTACAACGTATCGGAGATAATATGTTGGGTTTCGGTGGTGGGATGATTTCTGATACCTCTAATTATGTACCAAAAGAAGATTTTTCTGAAAAATGGCCTGATTTAAAAGTTCTTGGTGGTAACGCAGCAAAAGAATTTCATACAGCGCTTAATGAAATATTTAGATTTGCAGCACAAAAAGGTATGGATGTTAAGAAGGCTGGAGAAAAACCGTTAGCTAGCGAGATAGTTCTTAATTTAACACAAGGAAGGCAGGGTTCAGCTGAATTATGGAAAAAAATAACAACAGAAAAGGATTATGGAGATCTAAAAGATTTTGCGGCTGCTAATGAAGAGTCCATAAGAAGAAGAGCTGGGGGATTACCAACAGAAACTTTAAGATCTGAATTAGGGTCTATACAAAAAGGCAGAGAAGAAAAAATATCTGTTGATGAATTAGGGAGATCGGGTTTAATAAATGAGCTAGTAGAAAAAGTAGGTTTTCAAGGTATGTTAGACCAGCTATCGGATGAGATTTATAGCGAATCTGTTAAAGGGTTGGTAACACAAGCTAAATCTTGGGCACCTACAAAACGTAAGAAAGAGGGGGCATTCTCTGATATACAGGGTTGGGCAGAAAAGAAAATTAAAAAACAGTCGCAAAGTGACGCTGGTATATCTATAAGTGAGGCCGTAGTACCAGTAAAAGCCCCTTTATACGGTATGAGGACGTCCATGGCCAATACTAATTTTGAACAAGTAAAATATTTGGGTTCATCTAAAGGTATACCATCACAAATTAGTAAGGGTATGGAAGGGCCTTTTTCTACCAGTAGTAATTTTATTAAAAATTTAAGTGAGTCTATTAAATCTGAAGATATTGGTGCTTATACTGAGTCCATTAAAAGTTCATTCGCTAATATAGTTAATAATCAAAATTTGGTATCAAATTTATTAAGAGAATTAAGTGAAGAATCTTTTGATATAAGTAAGGTTGATGTTAGTAGAGAGGGGTTGGTCGAAAGGGTTATAAGTGGTAAAGATATACCTTCTATGTTTAAGGAGGTATTTGAAAAAAATAATATATCTAATATTAAATCCACTGTTGATCAAATATCCTCTTTGGCTGGCGTTGTACGCCCACCAGCAGCGGAGGGTATAAAAATTGAAAGCATTACTTTAGGTAAATTTGCAAAACATTTAACAAGCTCTGGTGTTTCAGAGGAAGATTTAGCAGAAAAAGCTGCGGAGATGGTTGAAAAAGCAAAACTACTCGCAAGATTAGATACAGCTATAGGGGCAATTGGGTCTAAAGTAACAGATGCTTTGTTTTTTGGATCTAGTAATAGTAGTTACTTTGAAGATTTAGAGGGTAAAGTAGAAAAAGCACAGGCAGGGATGCCTAAGCCACCAAAACCAAATTTTGGGAGTAAATACGCGACCATGCGTACTTTTGAGTCCCCGGCATTGGAGGCAAGGGGTGGTGGGGTTATGCCTCCGGCATTGGGAGCAGGGTCTGGTGGGGTTGTGTCTGTAAACGTTATAGCTATAAAAGAAGGGCTAACTATAGGTATTGGTAGCAGAAGGGGTGTATTACAATCAAGTATAAGTAAAGTTGAATCCGGTAAAGATTCACATACCGAAGAAACTACTGCATTTGAATCGTTAAAAGGTAATATGGGTAGTATGGGTAGTAAAGGTAAAAATATTACTGAAGCAATGGAAAAGTTAAAAAATACTGCGTATCAAGAAGAATTAGATAGGTACATGGTTCCGCCCGAAATAGCAGGTGGTTCGGGTATAGAGTCTCTTTATAATAATATAAAAGCTTTTCATGAACAAGCGAAATTATATCAAGAAGACATAGGTGTGAGTTTTAATGAAGTGTTCGAAAAAATACCTAAAAGTGTATCTTTAGAGATAAAAAAGGCATCAACATCCGGGCCTGATTATAATGAATTCATACGTAAATTAGATTATTTTAAAAATAGCCCAGATTTACTAAGCGGCGGCAACACATTAAAAGCATGGAAATTATATAAGATGGCGGTAGGTGATTTTTTAATGACACAAGCTGATAGAGCTAAACAAGATTTGGCATCTGCGTTAGTAGCAGGGGATAGTGGGTCTGAAATTAAAGCATTTACTACTTTAAAACGTTCTATAAATAGAATGCAAGAGCATGTTAAACGTGGGGCAGGAAAACGTACCGATGTTTATACAGAAGACAATAAATTTATATACCCAGGGTTAGCAGAAGCTTCAGGGGTATATATGCCATCTAAAGAGATAATGAAAAGAGCTTCGTCGCCTTTAGAAGAGGATGTAGAATTAATAAAAGTGTATGATAATTTAATAAAGGACGTAAGTTCAGGCGATGCGCTTAGAGCACCAATAGTAAAAGCTAGGGAAGCTTTAGAAGATTTAACTAATATGGATCATAGGCTAGTAGAATTAATAACTAATGCGGAGATAGTTGAAAGATTGGGCCCCCAAATACAACAGGCTTGGGATTTTACAAATATATCAACTAAAATAACTCGTTTAAGAGATTCTTTAGAGAGATATGGTAAGACTTTTGAGTTATCAGGGGACGCTACCTCTGAACAAAAACAAAATATTAAAGATTTAATTGGTTATTTTAAAAATTTAGAAAATTCTTATTCAAAACTTGATTTTAGTAACACACAGCCTACTGGAAAAAAATCTTGGGGGCAGATGGACTTAATGCCCGTATCAAAATTTGAAGCCCCAACATCTCAATTAGCAAAGTATACGGCCAATGTACAGAATGTGCGAGAGTACTTTAAAAGACCCGAGGACGAGGGTGGAGCAAAGGTTGGTGAGACATTTTCATACAATACAAAGGTATTTACAGAAACAGGGGCGGTGCTTAAGAATGTTATAACCGATTTTAAAAAGTATGGAGAGTCCTTAGATGATAATGGTTCTAGCGTCGGTATGTTTACTGAAAAACAAAAAGACCTTATAGGGTTGATGCAGGCATCGAATGTTTCTTTTGGGAGAGCAGTAAAAAGAGTAGTAATGTGGGGAGCGGCCTCAACAGTAGTTTATGGGGGTGTAGTAAAATTAAAACAGTCATTAAGTGCCCTCTCCGATATTGAAACCAGTATTGCTCAATTACGTATGGTAATGAACCCATTAAGTACTGATTTTACTAAAATGGAAAAAACTGCGGTAAGTTTTGCTAAACAGTATGGTGTGGATATAAATGAAGTTTTAAAATCTATGAAGGTGTTTGCCCAACAGGGACTGAGTCAAGCAGAAGTATTAGATAGGGCTAAAACAGCTACGTTAGCCGCAAATGTTACAACTTTAAGTGCTAGGGACGCTACAGAGGCTTTAACAGCATCTATGAAAGTGTTTGAATCAGAGGGCGGCGGTGCCCTAAGGTTCTTGGACGCATGGAGTGAGGTTGAAGCTAGACATGCTATTACAGCAGGGGGTCTAGCTGATGCCATAAAGAAATCTGCGTCAGCTGCAAAGAACGCAGGGTTTACATTTGACCAGTTAAATGGTATAGTGGCTGCTATTGGTTCAACTACCAGACAAACGGGTAAAGAAGTCGGTACTTCAATGCGTTTTATAATGAGGAGATTAACAGCAGAGAAAGGACCAAAAAAATTAGCAGAGTTTAATATACCAGTTGTTACTGATGAAGGGGAATTAAGACCTGGTTTTGAGATATTAAATGAGTTAGCAAGTGCTTGGAAAGATTTAACAAACGCACAAAAATTGAGTATATCACAAGCTATTGGTGGTACTAGACAATACAATTCTGTATTAGTTTTGATGGATCATTGGGATGAAGCATTACAGGCTATACAGCATAGTATGGATTCTAAAGGTTCAGCAGAACGTCGTAATTTAGAATTAATGAAGACCTATGCTAAACAATTAGAACAAACAAAAGCAGCTGCAGTTGAACTGCAAATGTCATTGGGTAAAGTTGTTTTGCCTATATTTAAAATTGGGTTAAAAGGAATGAGGTTGTTATTTGAAACTATAACCGCTATACCAAAACCATTAAAAATTGCTGGAACTAGTTTAGCTTTATTTTTAACTTATACAGCTAAGGGTGCTAGTATTATAGATAAGCTTACAGGGTCACTATCTCAAGGAAGCTCAGTGCTTGGGGATTTTGGTAAAAATTTAGCAAAACAATTTTCTATGGCTAAATTTGAAATTTTTGGTAAAGGTTCTGGTAGAGATGTGATGGGACTTAAAACTTTATTCCCAGCAAAAGATATTAATAATAATGCTTTAACAATGGGTAAGGGGATAGATGATTTTAAATCCTCTTTAGGGAAAGCAGTGTATGTAGTAAAAGAATTAGGGCAAACGTATAATGAGTTTTTAGGAAATAGTATAAGTGGTACAGCTAAGGTAACGAATAAAATAGCAGGGATGTTCAAATCTGTTGGGAGCTTTTTAACAGGGGGACTTGTTGGAGGGTCAGCGGTTAAAAAATCAAAAGGTTTATTTGATTTGGCTAAAGATCAGGGGTTAGGTAAAAAAGAGGTCAGTGGTCTGCTAAAAGGTGGTACCAAAGGGCTCGCTACACTTGCTAAACGTAGTACTATTGTAGCTAGTATGGCTGCCGGTGTAGGGTCAGCCGCAATAGGTGAAACTTTAGAGTCTATGAGCGGTGGAATGGGTGACGCTGGAAGAGCGTTTGTTGCTGAATGGTCGACTTCGACTGCTGGAATGTCAAAATCAATAGCTCCATTAGCCGCTACAGTTTTAGCGTTATTGCCTGTAGCAAAAGCGGTCGTAGGGCATTATAAAAGAATGTTACTATCTTCACAAGATTATGAGAAAAGTATGAAGTCTGTACTTCAAAGTCATGAAGAAGAGTTACAAATGCTTGGAGAAATACAAGGTAAATATAAGGCTATAGAAAAACGAGCAAAAGATGTAGGAAAAGCGTCGGATCCAAAAACAAAAAAACATCGTATGGAGTTGGGTACCTACACCTCTCCATTGGCATCGTCCGCAAAAATACAGAAAGATTTAATTAATATAGGTAATGAACTGTCAGATAAGAATGTAGATTTAATAATTGGTTATGATGAATTAGGTAACGCAGTTTTACGCTCAACAAAAAACTTTTCTTCTTACATAAATGAGTTGAAGAAATTAGAGTCAATTGGAATGGTAGGTACAAATCTTAAAGTACTTTCTAAACATGTAGAGGACTTAACAAAAGTTGGTGGGGCCGAAAAGTTTAAATATGAATTTAAAGAGTTAGTTACTTCTGCACCAATAGTTGGAGGGGTGCTTGGTGATAAAATAAAGGTTTCTCCTGCTAAGGTTTTAAAGGAACTTACTTCTAAAATGAATAAATTATATGACATAAAGAATAAGTACCCATTATCAACAGCGGCCGATGATGATATTAAAAAATTGCAGCCACATCTTAAAAAGGCCCGCGATATGTTTAAAAGTGTTTATAGTGATGTAGAAAGAGTAATGAAGAATATAACTTCAGAAGCATCTATAGGTGGGTTAGATAGAGATACTATTATAAAATTATTCTCTGACCCCGAGTTAAAAAAAGCATATCAATTAAAAGTGGAAATTGAGCCTCAATTTAAATTAGCTAAAAATATTAGAAGAAATGTAATGGGTGGTTCTTATTCATCCAATGAGTCATTTGGAGCCGATACGAAATTTGTAGAAGAATTAGCAGCTATATTTAATAATAGACCAAGAACTATAGAGGTTATGCCCTCAGCTGAAGATGTAATGGGCGCAGAATTATTAAGAAGATTAAATAAAAAATCGGCAATTGGTATTGGTGACACTGCTCAATTTACTAAAGCAAATTTAGAATCTGCTGGGATATCAAAAAGAAAACAAGGTGAAGAAATAAAATCAGGGGATGTAGCTTTGTTTATGGATCAAGCAGCACTTAAATATGATATGGCAGGAAAACAAGCAATAGTAAAATTAAAAGAAACAACTGATGGTGTTTATGAGTGGTTTATTGAATATATTGATACTAAAACTTTAACACCAAAAGAAATTAGATACAGTGAAGTTTCAAATTTGGTAGATTCAGTTTTTCCTGTAAAACAAATACAGGAAGAGTTGGAGAATAATATAGATATAATAAATACTTTTACCGCAGGAGCCGCCGCGGGAATAAAAGGTATTTCTAAAAAAGATTTTAAACGTGACTTTAATTTAGGACCAAGATTTTTTAGTGATGTACCAACAAGTACCCTATTACAATCATCACAAGGGTATACATCAAAAGGTGGTTTTGGTAAAGTAGATTTCATGAAGGATTGGCAAAAAGAATTAAAAGAGTTTTACATAAAACCAATGGGGGATCTTAAATCTACTATAAGTAGCTATGAAAAGAAAACTATGGAAGGATTGGAAGGCGGTAGTTTATCTATAGCTAAGGGCGCTTATGATGAAATAAGTAAGTTATTGGCTGTATTAAATAATAATCAAAGTGTAATACAATTTAGAGCGGTTATTGTAGATTTAATGAAGGAGTTTGAACAAGCAGATCGGGTATTAAAAGAATCTATTGCTGTTGAGAAAAGTAGAGCAGAGGTTGTTAAAACTACTGCTGGACTTATGAGAGGCACTTATAGAGATATTGCTAATATGGATATGGGTGTTACTAAGGTGCAAGATTTAACCCCTCAACAAAGCTTAGTTAGAGACGACAAAGGTTACAGGGATTCAGCAAAGAAAATATTATTGTTAGAGAAAGAGTATGTTGCCGCACAAGAAAAAGTATTTAAAGTAGATAGAGCTACGGTAGCACTTGATACTTTAGGTTCTCTTGGAACTGGGTTTGGTACTACTATAACTAAAGAAAATTTTTCAGATTTTATGGA